ATGCCCGCGGTAGATGGCGCTGACAATCTTGAACGTCGTCGCGTAGGTCGCAAGGAAGTTGTCGCGCCAGTAGTTCGACACGCCACCCATGAGCGTCAGGTTCTTCGTCGTCGTCCCGTCCGTCATAAAGACACCCTCAGCGGAAGCCCAGATAACAGAGTCGTTCCAGTTGACAATCGAGAAGGCGTCGAGACAGCCGACGTTCACCAGTGGCGTCATCGTGAAGTCGCCACCCGGAGGGGGAATCGACCCGCGGATGATTTCCGTACCCGCCTCCTGGAAGAGGAGAATCCCTGAGCGGAGGAAGCCCAAGCCCTTCAGCGGGAAGGAGGCGTCCCAGACCTGGAGCGTCAAGTCCCAGGTGGTCGGGTCAGCCGGGTTGGAGAACGCGAGGCGCTGCGGGTTGGCGCTCGAGCACGCGAGCACAGCGTGGTCTTTGAACACACCACCGAACTTGCCCGTGAACGAGCCCGTGAGAGCAGTAACAGTCGTGCCGTCGTAGGACTTGATGGCCGTCGTCCCGTCGTTGTTCGGGAAGATGACCTTCTGGCGGTAGAAGAACGGGTTCTGCGCGCCGATGTAGACGGTGCCAGGGCTGGTGGCCGCGAGGACGTTCCAGAGCTTCCCGGTCTCATCCACCCCTGCGAGCTGGGAGGCCGCGGTGAACGGGGCCCAGCACAGGCCGTAGATGTTATTGACGCCCGAGAGAGTCGACCCGACGTACGTCCATCCCCCACGCTTCCGCAAGGGAGCCTGGAGGGTGGAGGGAATCAGGTTGGCGAGGTTCCACGCCGAGCCGGAAGGCATCGCGTCACGCGAGTAGTCGCGCCGCATCCCCAACGACCAGTCGTTGTCGAGCGGAAAAGGTGACGCCACTAGGAGTAGAAGTAGCCGGTGTCGGTGGAGGGGTCGTGCGGAGCGAACGGGCGCTTGCGCCGGCCCGGGGTAATGGAGCCAAGGAGGCGTCCGCCCTTGTAGGAGCGTTCCTTCTTGACCCGCTTCAGCCACATCTCGTACGCCTGGTGGTAACGCTCACCCTGCTGGGAGGAGTCGTCGTCGGCGTAGTCGCCGCCCTGCCACAGCGCGTAGAGTTCAATCGCCTTGTGCCACTCCGTAGGGATGCCGCCGTGCGCTGAGTCCGAGGGGTCGTCCGTTCCGGTGGACAGCGCGGTGGGACGCGGCACGTACCAGAACGTCAGCGTGTCCCCCGTGGAGGGAGCCGGGTAGAGCATGATGTTGTTCGCCCCGTTAATGGCGTAGAGCCGCGCAGGCCCGGAGGTGGTCGAGGTTGCGGAGCGGCGCTGGATAATCTCGTCCGGCGAAACGTGCGAGAGGATGTATTGCACGCTCCCCGAGGTGACGAAGATGTCCTTGATGGCGAGGATGTTCGGGTCGAGCGTGTAATCGCCCTGGCCGTTCGTCAGCGCGGACGTCGACTCCGTTACGTAGACCTGGGTCTCCATCAAGACGTCGTTTACGCCCTCGTTGACCCAACTGTCGATGAGAGACTGCTCACTCGAGGACGCCGTGTTGTCAAGGCCGAGCTTGGCGCTGATGCGGGTGCGGAAGTTTGCGAGGGTTGCCATTAGACCGTAATCCCGATGTTTGAGAGGGCCGTGCGAATCGCATCCACCGCTGTCTTCATGGATTGGGCCTCCGCCTGTACATAGGCCGCCGATGGGGCCGTAGGGGTTGTGATTGCTCCAGCCTTCGCGACAGGCGTTCCGCCGTAGAAGGCGAGGCTCTTTCCTGCATCGCCCACGACAAGGCCGCTGGCGTAACTGATGTGCTGGTTGAGAGCGTTGGTCGAGTTGTTGATTTGCAGGTTGCCGCCCGTCGACACGCCATCGCCACGGACAATCAGGAAGCCGCCATGGTCAGCGATGACTGAGCCGTTGACGACAAAGCAGCCGTCCTCAGTAAGGGCGCGCACGGGAACCCCGGTCGCGGTGCCGCTGGCGAACGTCCCCTCGTTGTTCTCCATGTCGGTTAGGAGAATGTGAGACGCGCCCGTGTTGACGATGAAGGAGGAGGCGGAATGGCTGATTGTCTTGCCCCCGCTGAACTTCACCCGCGAGACGGAAACCATCTTCACAGCCGCCTGGGAGGCGGTGCCGCCCTGCTGGCCGTTGAAGTAGTTGTTCTCGAAGGTGATGTTGGAACAACCACCGTCGAGGAGAATCGTGGCTCCGGTTCCGGCGACGGGCGTAGCCTCAGCGAACCAGGAGCAGTTGAAGAAGCCAATCTGGTTGGCTGCCGCAGTCACCTTTCCAGCGCCCTGCGAAGAAGCGCCGTTCGTCCCGTCAGGGTCGGTGTCGCATTGCGTCCCGTAGAAGGCGATGTTGTTCGCGACTCCGTCAACTAGGAAGCCGAGCTGGCAGTTGTCGAGCTCGCCACCGAACATCTCAAAACCACCCGAGCCGGCGCTAATCCTCAGACCCGTCGTGCAGTCGTAAACAACGCAGTTGTAGAGATGAACCCCCGTGGAGTTGTCGACATGCAGCCCGGTCTCGAACTGGCGGATTCGGCAGTTACGGAAGTCAACGACATCCGTGAAGGCGAGGTTCACCGCGATGGTGCCGGACGCGCGACGGACGGAGGGCGTCAATGACAGGTTCTCGAACTGCACGTACGCCTTGCGAGCCGGGGACGTGCCGGGGATGTCGAACATCGTCCCAGACCCGGAGAAGACCAGCGGGGTATGTGAGCTACCGCCGAGGAACTTGACCGACTGAATCCCGGTTACGCCAACGGTAATCGTCGACCCAATCTTGTACCCAGTCGAGGTGAATGGGAACAGCACAACTCCGCCAGATGCGGCGACGGCGGCGGTGACGGCAGCCTGGACGGCTGTCGCGTCATCGGTGGCTCCGTCGCCAACGGCCCCGTAGTCCTTGACGCTAAACACCTGCGTCTTGAGGTCATTGACGGCGTTCTCAAGGTGGTTGAGATTCGTGGGCCCAAGCTTCGTTACGCCGTCGACCCAAGTCGTCTTCGTATACGCCACTAGGGATTCCCTAGCGTCAGGGTTCCGACGTCTCTCATGCCAAGGCCGAGGCCGAGTTCTCCACAGGGAAGGAGTTCGCTACACGCAAGCGCCTCGGAGCAGATGACGGCCGTGCCGATAGAACTGACTACCGGAGTCAGGGTGAGACTACCGACGCTTACTGGCGTCAGAGTTAGCGTTCCGGGCATGGCGCGACTCCTTGCGCCGACCGGCGCGCTTGCGTTGACTGCGTGTTTTCGTGGTCTGCCGCTTGCCGATTTTCTTAGGCAACGACGTCAGCGGCGACTTCGGGGTCAGCCGGCGCTTCGGGCTCAGGAGCGGCGACGTTGGGAGCTGCTTCATTCCCGGTCACAACTGCCACGTTCTCCTGCGGTGCAGCGGGTGCGCCCTCGGAGTCAGCGGACGGAGCCTCACCGTACGGTGCGACGACCGCGGTCTTCACATCGATGCGAAGGAGCTTCTCCTGCGCCTCCTCCAGCGTGTCGTAAACGTGCAGCCACGCCTTCTGGGCATGGTCGTACAGTCCAAACTTGCTCATGTGTTGAATCCTTTCGGTACGAGAATGGAGCCACCGGGGGTGTGTCGACGGCGGTCGCCCTCGAGAATCAGACGCTCACGCTCCTCGTCGAGAGTCGTCGCGGGGCCAACGTGCGTGCCTCCGCGGTCAACGCGGGCGAGGTCGTAGAGCGTGTCCGCGAGGTGGTAGCCGCAGACAGGACAGTTGCCACGCTTGTGCTCCGTCTCGAACGGCTCGAGGCAGTTCAGACAGGAGTAGCCCTGGGCGATGCGCTCAACATCCTCGGCCTTGAGAATCCACTTGATGGCCCGACGAACCTGGCCCTCAACGATGTCGTAGGCTTCGGTGTCGTGGTCGGTTGCGACGGGAATGATTGGCTCACGCCAGTTCGTCGCCCACTTGTTGCTCAACCGGGAACACCCTCAAAGCTGCCGCCCTTGCGAATCTGCCCGGGGGACTGGAACGAGGGGATGGAGCCAACGGAACCGATGGTCTGGATGCCGTCAGTCGTTAGGCCCTTGGCGAGGTCTGCGAGGCCGTCATCGCCAGCGGTGAGTCCACCATCGGGGAAGTCCATCGGACTTCCTGTTGCGTCTTTAGCCACTGGGCCTCCTATGCAAGCCAGAGAACATTGATGACCGCGCCGGCCGTAGCCGAGAGAACTGTGAGCGGGCGGCCACATGGAAGGAAAAACGGTTGTCCGCCAGCGACGAGCGTCAGCCCGTTGGTCGCGGACGGAGTGGTTCCGTCAAGCGTCAGGTAGGCGTTCTGTGTCGCGACGGTGATGAAGCAGGCGTGAGCTCCGAGCGGATTGGTGATAGTCGAGCCGCTGCCCGTAGCAAGAGGAGAGCTAGTGGCATGAGCCCCAGTAGAGGGCAAGCCATAGGGGACTTCAGCCATTGAGGCTCCTTAGTGATTGAAGAAGAGGAACGTGTCCAAGCCCTTCGGGGCCGGTGCTTGCGAGCCGACGAAGACACCGAAGGTGACGACGGAAAGGCTTGCGTAGACAGAGAGGATTGGGTCTGTCATCCCGGTGAAGACGAACGTCGGTACGGACTGCGAGCCGACAGTGAAGGCGACAAGGTCGGTGCCGATGGTGTTGAACGCCGCGGTGGAGGCGGAGCCAACGGAGAAGACAATCCTGTCCGTGCCCGTGGTCGTGAACGTGGCGACCGACTTCGACCCGACCGAGAACGTGATGAGGTCGGTCATCCCCGCCAGTGAGAACGCAACGGCGGACTTGCTCGCCACCGCGAAGGCCAGCGTGTCCGTCATCCCGGCGAGGGTGAAAACCACAGCCGACTTGGACGCAACGCTGAAGTTGACGCTGTCCGTGCCGCTGGTCGTGAAGACAACGGACGACTTGCTCGCGGCAACCGGGAACGAGATGACGTCCGTTCCCTTGGTCGTAAACGCTGCTGACGAACCGGATGCGACAGAGAACGTGAAGACGTCTGTCGCGCCCACAGCAGGGACGTTCTCTATCGGCTGCCGGAGAAGCGGCCCCGGCCCCGGTAGGAACATTGGCATCGCTTAGTTCATCGCGTAGATAACGCACCAATGGGTCGTGAACGACCCGGCAACAGAGAGCGTCTTCTGGAACGTGAAGAAGTTGTTGACCGTCGCGTCAAACGCGCACGACGTTCCGCCGAACGTGACCTGGAGGCCAGAGTTCGCGGTGGCTGCAACGCCGCCCGACTGGAACCAGCCCTCTCCCATGATGGTTGAGTTCGCGCCGGCAGCGCCAATGGTGCGAACCACCCAGGTCGACCTCAAGTACCACGGCCCCGAGAGCGACGAGACCGGAGCGGTCTGCGCGATGGACGTGCCAAGGGTCGTACCCGGTGAGGATGTTCCAAGCCCGGGAGCGATGGTGAGAGCTCCGGTGGCAGCGGTGGTGATGAGACCACCGGCCTCAATCACGTAGATTTTCCCGGCCTTCGCGTCGTTCGCGAACAGCGGCGTGAACTGGGCACCCGACCACATCGACACCGCGGTTGTTGCCACGTCCGCCGAAAGCGGAGAAGAGACAGGCGGGTCAATGTACGGGCCATCCTGCAAGTATTGGCGGGCCATTAAATCCTTCCGGGTGACATGAGAGGAATCGGGTTGAAGTAGGTTCGGTTGCCGCTCGAGGCCAAGAAAAAGGAAGCGATGCCGCCGACGTAGCCGTGTGTGCCAGCAGCGCAAGTCGCCTTGCTGGTAATCGACCCGGCATTGGTCTGGAAGAGTGACTCCAGGAGCAGGATGTTCCCGCCCGCGACCGTGGCCGTCTGGTCTCCCGTCCACCCCGTGCCAGCGGTGAACGGGTCGGCGTTGCCTGTGTTCACGACGGTGGCGACAACAAGGTCACCGTTGCCTGTCGTGGTGATGGGCCCTTCGGTGACGCTGTCCGCCCCACCTCCTGCGAGCTGCTGCGCGGACGCAGAGAGCTTCACATCGACAACCCCGCTACCGCCCCGGTACGCCTCAGCAACGATGTTGCAGAAGTTCTCGGAGCCAGGGAAGGTGATGGTGACGGTCGGAGTGCCCGCGGTTACGACGACAGAGTAGAACCAGGAGTACCCGGCCCCATCGGGCGTTGAGAAGGCGTGTCCGAGCGAGGCGTAGGAACTGCCCGCGAGCGTGTCAGCGCAGGAGTCGGAGGCGAAGTCGTCACTGGCTGAAGCCCGGGTGGCGGAGGCGATGATGATGTCCCCCACCTGAACCGCGCCTAGCGTCACCGCGCGGGTCGTTACCCCGGTGCCCTGCGTTCCGGCCGCGCCCGTAACGGCTGACCAAGCCACTTAGCTCTCTGTCAGCGTGAAGCCGTTAGTCGCAATCTGCGGCGTGTCGAGCACGTTGATGACCGTCGAAACGATGTCGCCCCAGTGGAGGATGTTCCCCGTCGTGGAGGCGTCACAGACAGCAGCCGAGATGACCGTGTTCACGGTCGCGGAGTTCTGCGGCCAGGTGATGGCGTTCGCGTTCTGCTTCGTAGCCGCACCGGAGCCGGTGGCAGCGGGGAACTGGGTCGCGTTGTTGGTCACCGACACACGGGCGTACCCGGTGTAGGACGCCTCGCCAGCCGTCGACCCCGTAGAGGTAGCGGACAGGGACGCAGTCCAGAGAGCGAAGAACACCGGGGTGACGGTCGTATACGCAACCGCCCCGTACATCACGTCAGCAATCTTCTTCGCCAGGTTGTTTGACTTACCGGAGGCCATTAGTTGCCCTTCATCGAAACGACGTTGCCGGTGCCGTGCTTCTCAAGCCAGGACTTGTGGTGCTTCTCAGCCAGCTCGTAGAACGGTGCGCTCTCGTCCTCTGTGTTGAGGTGGAGCTTCTGGTGGGGAACCTCATGGCCGTTCTTCAGGAAGCGGGTCGAGTAGTGCCACCCCGCCTCAAGCCTCTGAACGCGGCCGAGCCATGCAAACCTCTTCGCTGGCACGTCGAACCCTTGCGGGACGAAGCACACCGGGCCTTCATATTTGCTCATGCGATTGCTTCCTCCCAATGCCAAACGTTCTTTTCGGTAGTCCGCTCCGCCAGTACGTAGTCCTTGGCCTGACGGGCGATGGCCTTGAGCTCGTCGCGATGCTTGACGCACCACTGAGCCGCCTTCAGAAATTCTTTGTGATTGCCTGCCTGTAGACACGGCATGTCCGGGGACTGCCAGAGGTCATACGGCTCGTTCTTCGACACGATGCTGACCGCGCCGGCCATCGAATACTCGAGAGCCTTCAGGTCAGAACGTGCGGCAGACCAGTCCGTCCTCTTGACCGGACAGAAGCCAACATCGAAGTGGGCGAGGTTCTTGCGGAACACCTCAAGGTCGTTCGTCCACCCCGCCCGCTCGCACATGATGTTCTCCATCTCCGCGGGCTGAAGACCGACGAGACAGCAGATGACACCGTCCTGCTTTGCCAACCAGCGCATAGCGGGAGCGATGAGAGCAGCGTCGAAGCGGTGGGACTCAGAGGCGCTCCAGCCGAAGCGGAGAATCTCGTCATCCTTCTTCACCTCCTTGACGCACTCCCAGTCCTGCGGGTCGACCGTGTTGCGACAGAGGAAGACCGGCTTGCCAATCTCCCGCTGGTACCTCTTCTCCAGGTACGGCGTAGACACGATGATTCCGTCAGCGACGTTCTGGACGATGCGCCTATGGGCGTCACGGGAGTGATGGTCTTCCTGGTCGCCCGGGACGATGTCCTTCTGCCACTCCGTCTTGTGCGGCGGCATGGTCAGGTAGTTGTCGTCCACCTCCACCAAGACCCGTGTCCCGTTCAACTGCTGGGCCCTCATCAGCACGCCGCGGGTAGCGTTGCCGGGAAGGCACCAGATGGCAGCGCCCTCCTGGTCTGGGAAGTCCACCTTCGGGCTTCCGTCCGGGTGAGTGCCGTTCAGTACCGGGGTGGTGAAGTCAAGGTTTGCGGTCTTGCCGGGGAGGTAACGGGCGGGGAGTTCGCAGCGGACGTAGTGCCCTGCCTTGCCCTCCTGCATCCACCATGTAGCGCGGTTAGGCGTTGACAACTACCTCAGCACTCTTCTGCGGCGCGTCGTTGCCAGCAGCCTCAACTGCGTCGATGACGGCCTGACGGTTCTTGTTGCTGCGCTCGTACGCCAGCACGTCGCCCGCGTTGGTGCCTGTCGCCTGCATCAGGTCGACAATCAGCTTCACGTCGGTCGTGTCGTACGAAGCCCACGGGGCGGGAATGGCTTCCGGCTGAACCAGGATGTAGTCCCGGCCGAATCCTTCAAGCTCCTGGAGGCGGCCCTCGGCGTACTCGCGCTCCTCGTCTGTCCACTTGTAGTGCATCTGCGCGAGCTCCGTGTCGAACCAGGAGAGGCGCTCACGCGGGTCTTCGCTCTCGTACATGCCCTTGAAGATGAGGCTCTTGAACGCTTCCTGAGCCTCGCGCTCGTCCACCCCACCCTGGATGAACTCGGCCTTGAGATAGCTGCCGTCGTAGATGGGGTCGCCGGTCTGGGTGAAGCCAGTAATCTTGGGATTCCGCAGACCAAGTTCAAGGCCGCGGTACGAAGAAATGAAACGCAAGTGGGGTCTCCTTGTAGGGTCGGGCGGGGTGGCGTTAACCACCCCGCCCTCATGAACCGGACTAGCCGGTCACGCCCTGAATCACACCGTGCACGGCCTCCTGAGCGAACTCGAGGCTGAACTCGGTGAGGTATTCCTCGTCCTGCTCGTCTGCGTCGTTGCCCTGCCGGCCCGTGAGATGACGAGTCTCGCGGAGCGGGCGGAACTTGACGTAGTCCAAGTCGACGAGGTAGGCGCGACCACCGTACTGGTTGACCGTGGTCTGGAAGTCGTTCCAATCCCGCTTGACCACAACCGGAATCTGGTAGCCGTACGCGCCAGAGATGAAGGCGTCAACTGCGACACCCCACACCTGGTCACCAGGCTGGGAACGAACCCAGTTGTCACGCAGGAATCCTGAGATTGCCTGTGCGACGAGCGGCGCTGCGAACAGCACCTTGTTGGTAGAACCATGCTGCAAGAACGCGCGGAAGTAGTCGTCCAAGTTGGCCTTGGTGATGACACCACCGGGGTTCTTGTTGTTCGTGACGATGAACTCGTCAACACCACCGGAGTACCCGACAGGGTTGGCACCGGAAGTCACAAGTGCCCGACCACCGAAGAACAGCGTGTTCTCAATCGCACGCTTGTGCTCGATAGCCTTCTTCTTGCGCTCCTTGTCCATCGCGCCACCGCCGTAGAGGCGAGAGGCGATGAGCGTCTCAGTGAACCCGTACGGGTTACGCTGAATCTGCTCGTAGTTGTAGTTCAGCACGCGCTTGGTCACCTTGCGGGTACCGAGCGTCGCGCCCTGAAGCGATGCGTTGCCGACAATCACAACGCCGTACGTCGAGTCCATCGACGCGGCGGTGACTGTTGCAATTGCGCGCGTGACACCGATGGTGTCAGTCGAGATTGCGGTAACGCGAACCACTTCGCCAGTACGACCCATGCGGACGACGTCGCCTGCCCGGAAGTACGCACCAGTACCGACCGTGACGGCCAGCGTGGTATCCGAGGAAGCAGCCGAAGCGATGAGAGCCGAAAGACGCGGGAAGAGCTGGTCTTCGAGCCACTCAATCTTCGAGTTGTACGCAGGCGAGGATGCAATCTTCATCAGCATCGTCGTGAACTGCGAGACGTCCGGGTCGAGCATGGCGATGACGTTGTCCATGTCGACGATGCGCTCATCCGCGAGGATGACGTTGTCGTCGACCAGACCCGTAAGGGTCGAGACGGCCATTGATGCTCTCCGTTGTTTGGTAGTTGCGGTGAACTACCCAGCGGAGGTTGTCCTGTGAAGGGCCTCGTTAAGGGCTACCGGCCGTGGGCGGCGCGGTTGCGAGCAAGTTCGTCCGCGATGGACGTACCCTCGGAAGCGAGCATACGACTGGCCGCTGTAGACCCGGGTTGCCCGCCATGTTCTGCGGCGGAGCCGGAAGTAGCTACTGCTGCAAGCGTCTTCGCTTGATGAGCCGCCGAAGCGGCTGTTTCTGCGGGCGTGCCCGTACTCTCCGCGCGCCGCTGGGCGGCGATTGCGACGAGGTTGTTGAGAGCACGCTCGCGGGTGGGAACGTCGCCGTTGCCGAGCAGCACCTTGAACTCCGGGTTCTCCTCCAAGAGGGCCGGGATGTCCTCGGCTACTGATGCGAGCAAGGTATTGGTGTTCGCCACGTTCTGATACGCCTGCTGCAACATCGCGTCGTTCTGCGACTGCACCACGGGCGCTCTTACTGCGTCGAGTTCAGCGGCGTGGAGCCGCCGAACCTCCGCAAGCTGGTGAGCGGTGTCATACCGGGCGGCTGCAAAAGGGTCGAGTTGCGCCCACGTTGCAAGTCCGCGCTCGAGGAGCTGTGGCTGGTTCTGAGCAATCCAGTCCAGCGTCCCCTTCGGGTCTGTCAGTACCCGCTCTTCAAAGTTGTCGTATCCTTGCTGTGCTTCCCACGGGGCGGGCTCAGGTGTAGCCATCGACTCCCGTAGCTGGGCGAACTCTTCGCGGATTGCGCGGAGCTCACCAAGTTCCTGTCCCTGCTGGCCGAGACGCTGCTCAAGCTGCGAGTGCATCTGGGCTAGTTCGGCCGGCGTCTTCCCCTGGTACTTCTCGGGGAGTGCCTCTTCGGCCGGAACTTCCGGGACTTCAACAGGCTCAGGTGCGGCCTGCGGTTCGGGCGCTGTCACGTTCTCCGTACCGGGCTCACGCTGGCGGTCGGGCGAGACATTGTCCATGAGAGCTGCGAACTCAGCGTCCGTAGGCTCCCTCGTAATTTCGCTCATTCAGATGTGTCCTCCTCCAGGCGCTTCAGAGCCTTGTGGAAGGCAGCCTCCGCGTTCTCTGGACGGTTGAGTACGTGCATGGCGCCCTCGTAGAATCCCTGGGTGCGGGCGAGCTTGACCGGGTCAACCTCACCTCCCGCGAGGATTGCTCTAGCGAGGGCTTCAACAATCGAGTCACGCTTCTTCTCGATGACGGTCTTGAGGTACTGGAAGGCTTCGTCCTGGTTGAGAGACTTGAGGCGCTCGGACATCTCGCCCTTCGCGCGGAGTGCGTCTTCAGTAGACATAAAGCGTCAAAGCACGTAGGTCGGTCTTCCGCACGCGCCTAAGTTCAGTCCCGATTTCCAAGTAATCACCATCGCGGAAATACCCGACATCCAAGGAGGTGGTGATAGGGAACGCCACCACGCGATTACCAAAGGCCCACTTGAGACGACGCAAAATAGTTATGCTGACCTACCCCCTCCATTGCCCGAGGCGAGCGACTGCTGAATAGCCGCGACGGGGGAGATTGATGTTGCGCTGGACGGTGACATAGGCCCTGCTGCGAGAGCGGGGTTAGTGACACCGGGCTGGCCCTGCAACGGCGGGATAGCGTTCTCCGGGGTCGGAGCCGTGCCACCCATGTTCGCCCCCGGTTGCGCGCCAGGAGGCGGAGCGATACCCGCCTGCGCCTGTGCCGCGGGGAGCATGTAACTCTCCGGGTCGGTGATGCCGTACTGCTCCAGCCAATGCTCCGTGAACTTGCCCATGTTGAGCGGCGCGCCGGAAGCGGCCATCGCGGGAGCGGCCTGGACGGCAGCCTGGAACATCGCCTGCGCCTCCGCCCTCTTCTCCTGACGCATGAACGAGTCGGAGACGGGGTCAATGGAGGCGTCGAACGAGCCCTGAAGCTGCTCGGGGAGCACGGTCAGGAAGTCCTTCGTTCCGCCCTTGCCGATGATGGGGACGAGGCGGGCTTCGGTGATGAACTGCTGCAAGAGCTCCAGCTTCATCTGCATGACCCGACGCCACGAATACTTCAACTGCTGCTTGCGGGCGGCGAGGCGGCGCTGGGCGACCGTCTGGTAGATGGAAGCGCCGGTTGCCGTGTTGGACTCGGTCGAGTCGGGCACGCCGGATGTAAACGGCATCCCGCCCGTGATGTCCATGATGTCGCCCTTGATGAGCTTCTCGCTGTCAAGAGACACCTGGGCCGGCGCGTCGTTCATCGGCAGGACTGTGACCTGAGCGATGTCGTCGACCAACCAACGCGCACCCGGCTCGAACTCGTAGTTGTCCGGGTCGTCCACGTCGGAGCGCATGAGGATGATGGCGTTGTTGAGCAGGTTGACGTTGTCGATGCGCTGGTTCAGCATCAGCCACGCTGCGTCCTGCAAGTGCTTCACCAACTCCACGTCCGACGTTCCGCCAACCTGATACGGCTGAGGCATCGTGGAGAACTCCACGAACGGCTTCATGCCGTGGTCGAACGGGTTGGGGTCGTTGCGAAGGAGAACCTTGCGGTCGGCCACAACAACGACACGGTCATTCGTCCAATACTCGAGGACTTCGTAGAGTCCCTTGGTGCGGTTGCGGTGAAGGAGCGTGTCCTCGGTGGACTGCTCCGTCTGCTTCTGAATCTCCTCGTTGTCCGAGAGGTCTTCGACCCCGCTGTAAACACCAAGGTCTTGCATGTGCAGCAGCTCGTCGAGAGTCATCCAGACGCGATGGCAGCACCAGCGGGCGCGCTCAATGGAGGTTGCCGACTCGTCCCAGAAGAAGTCGCGCATGTCGACCGGGTCGAAGCACGGCCCGTCGCGGAGGACGGTGTTCTGCTGAACGTCCTTCCAGACCGGGATGTGACCGAGGACGTTGCCAACCTCGTCATGCACGGCCTCAAGAACCTGCTGCTGGGTGGTGATGGCAGAGGTGCGGTAGTCCCAGTAGAGCTTGCCGACCGCGATGCCGATGATGCACGCCTCGAGTGCAATGGGGCGCTGCTTCTCGGAGAGGTGGTCGAGCTCGTTCTCGTAGTTCAGCGCTGCCTCAATCGCCTCAGCGCCAAGGAGAAGCTGCTGGTGCTCGGCCGGCGTTGAGTCGGGATGGACGCGGGGCTTGACCTGCGCCTTGATGTCGTCGTCAATCAGGTTGGCGGCGATGGTCTCCAACACCTGAAAGAGATACGGCGGGTGCAGCTTCGACGTCCACTTCGCTGGCTCGGAGTTCTTCTTCAGAACCCCGCGGTACGAGAGATGGCGCGCCTCGATTGTCTCAACGAAGCGGTCGTGCCAAATCTTCGAGTTGTCAACGTCCTTGAGGACGTGCGCTTTGGCGAAGCCGTCGTCCTTCAGCTTCTCCCGCAGGGGCGTCAAAGTCACAGTTCCACCGTCAAGACATTGATTGACCCACAATCACCGCACATATGAGCAACCCCCGTGCCGTGATTTCCGATACGAAGTTGGAGGTTCTCAATGCGATTGTCTGCCCTGTCACCATTGCGGTGATGAACCGTCTCGAATGATTCAAGCGCGCGCCCGATAAATTGAGCCATAACAAGTCGATGCTCTAGAACGTAACCACTCTTCATCGCCATCGGATGGTCGGTGGGCACCCTAACTTCGGTGTAGCCCCGCTTACTCCGACGCCCGCCCCTCCACGCTGGGTTGGCTAGACCCGTCAGGCGTGGGCCGGACTTCCCGGCTCTCGCTAGGGAGATTTTCTGGCGATGCTCTGGGGTCTTTGGAAGCCCCGTGAGGGCCGCGGAGATATTCCGCTTGTGCTCCTCCGAAAGGACTTTCACCCTAGTAGCTCGCGGAAGCCTTGGCGAGGCCCTTATGCGCTGCGGTCGTGCCGAGTGCTGCTTCCTTCTGCTTCTGTTCCGTCGCCAGGATGTTCTGGATTGCGGCGAGGCACTTCAGGAGAGTCTGCTTGTCCGTCTGGTCGTCAGAGACAACCGCTGCCTGATGCACAGCCTGGATTGCGGCCTTGAGTGCGGCGGACGGGTCGGGCCCACCGGGCGCGGGGCCACCGTGGTCAGGGACGCTGATTGACGGAGGCTGTCCCTGGGGAGGCCCTGCCGGCTGATGAGCAGCGAGAATCGCTGCCAACGGATTCATTGCCATGCCTTACGCCTCCTCGTTTACACCGAAGTAGTCGAGCCTGGTTTTCCTCGTCGACCGCTTGCGCGTGCGTTCCGCGTAGTGGCCGAACTGGCGGTACATCTCGAGCGTGATGGCGCAGGCCATGACACGGTCGTCGTTGCAGCCCTCCTGTGCGCGCGGTGACGGTGTCGTCTTCGCGTACGTGAAGGTCTGACATTCCTGAATGAGCCCGTGGCCGACATACGGCAGCGAGTGCTCGCGGAGAACCTGCGTCATGTGCTCCAAGATGAGCGGACGGGTCTTCGCGTTCGTCGGGAATCCGAACGGCTTCGCTTCGGGCTGGTCGCCACGCGCGAACTGGCGGTGACGATAGAGCTTCGGATAGGCAGGTCTTCCTTCGCGCCCGTCGCGGAGGTTGACGATTACCGCGTCTCCGTACCCTCCTGCGACCTCTACTGCAATGCGGGCGTCGTTGTACCAGCGTCCGAGGAAGTGGAGTTGTTCGGCAAGCTGGTCGGCATCAAGCTTGGCGTGGAGCTCAGCGACAAGCGCCATAGTTGATAGGTCGATGACGTAGGCACAGGAATAGTCGTAACCACGGCCAGTTGAGACGTCACATCCAATGGCGTACTTCTTCTTGGTTCGCTGGGTGTGCGCTTCACCAACAACCTCCACGTCGTAACCCGGCTCCTCGAAGACGTGAATCCAGCCGTTCGTCTTCTTGTTGAGGGTCGCTCGAGTTGGAGTGTTCGATGTGAACTGCGCGCGATAGAGAGGCTCCTTGAGCTTCTTCTTCGCGTAGAAACTTAGAGCGTCGGCGTCGAAGTAGACGTCGCCCGTGAGGATGAACGCTTCGAGTTCGTCACGGGGGTACTGTTCGGCCCTATCTTTAGTGGGGAGGGCTGATGCTTGAGTTCTGTACCAGTCCTCGTCTCGGTCGGGATGCAAGTCCCAGCGGAGGAACTTCGTGTCCAGCCCATACTCGTCGGCGTGCACCCAAGCATGGTGGTAGAAGTTACCCTCACCTGTGATGTCATTCGACACTCCGTTCGCCGTGGAGATGATGAGGACACGACCACCGTCTGCCATCGTCGGGATGACGGCCTTCCAGGTGTCGCGTGCGTACTCCTGACGGGAGAACTCGTCGAGGATGACGAGCGCCGCGGTCTGACCGTGACCCGCCTTCTTGGTTGAAGGCAGGGCGAGCATGGTGGAGATTTGCCCGGACGGGTGGCGGAACTGGAGCTCGTTGTACGGCCTTGCCCCGCGGGTCGGCTTCAGTTGCACGACCCCGTTGCGAAAGAGCGCCGGCAGCGAGAGGTACTGGTCGTACGCCCGGTTGACGACCTTCGATGCGTCCTCCTCGTTGATACTGACCGCGAGCACCTTCGTGCCGGGGCGGTAGAGAAGGAACCACAGGGCCAGCCCGGAGGCCAGCCAAGTAACACCGAGCTGACGTGCTTTGAGGATGCACGTCTTGTCGTACTCCATCCACCAGTCGAGGATGTCGCGTTGCCACGACCAGCCCAACTGTGCGTCCCGAGCCTCGTCGGAGACGATGAACTCGAATGGCTCGCCTGTCTTCTCGTCTACGCCTTTGGCGTGCTTGAGGAGGAAAGCCGGATGCTCACGGGCCCGAAGGTGGTCGTGCAGCTTCTCGGCCCATTCTCGCTTTTCAGGCGAGAGGGCCGGAAAGCTCACGTACCGTACCGGGACTGACTGCCGCCAGCGATACCTGCACCGTTGGCGATGCGCTTCGCCTCCGCGTCAGCGGGGGACGTTGCGATGACGTTCGTTGCGTAGAGAACCTGGCTGCCACCAGCGATGCCGATGCCCATAGTGCAGCGGGTGTTCTCAGCGATGTTGCGACCAGCCTCGGTTCCGGTCACCATCGAGTAGCCGGACACCGTATGTCCGGTGCCGAAGGCGATACCGATGGATGCCTTCTCCGCGCGGTCTTTATCTGTCTGCGCCACGGGCACTCCTAGAGGGGGCTTGAAACGGACGGGGGAAGTCCGAGGTTGCCGCCGATGTTGAGCGGGTTGTACGCGGCGGAGACGTCACCAAGGGTGCTCTCGCCGTCCTTGCCAACGCTGTTCGCGCCGGACTGGGTCAGGTCTTTGTTCGACGCGCTTGAGTCTGCGCCGACGTTCTCGGCGGAGGGGCCTGCTGCCATGCTGCTCTCCTTATGCGCCCGCGTGCGGGCCGCGTAGTCTGCGAATCGGGCCGTCACACAGGACAGCCGTTTCTTCTTCGTGGGCAAAGGGTTCGGTTCCGCGGTCACCGCGTCGACGGGGAATCAGGTTCAGGTTCGTCTCCCCGTACAGCCGGGAGGCGATAGTCCACATTGACTGCGGCTTGCCGGCGTAGAACGAGTAAAGACCTCGGTGGTTGACAGCGGCGTAGAGAAGAAGCGTGAGTGCCTCGTCCTTCGTGATGAAGTAGCGCCAGCAGTCAGTGACGGGGTAGGTGCCGTAGTGGGAGGTTGCTGTCCCGCCCCAGTCGTTCTCCCAGAAGTCGAAGACGTTGCCTTGCGTCTCGACAACATTGTGGAATCGGGCGACCGCCCCGTTCCCGTAATTAAGGGTCATACGCTCTGCTAGCAATTTGGATGCACCGTAGGCCGTCTCCGGGTTGATGGCCTTGCACGTTGAGGCGAGAACCACCCGCGCGCCGTTGGCTGCGTTGATGATGTTCGCCGTGCCGAGCGAGTTGGTGAAGAGAGTCTCGAGCGGCTCCGTCTCACCTACGGGCGCGTGCTTCGCGCCTGCGAGGTGGAAGATGACGTCCGGTTTCGACTCAGCAACCACGTCTGCAACGGTCGCGCTGTCGCGCACGTCCATGCCTTCGATGTCCGAAGAGTCAATCCAGGCGACGTACGGGGCCAGGAGCGGGACGAGCGCGGAGCCGAGACTCCCGTGTGCGCCAGTGACGAGGACACGCTTACCCGCTAGTTGCTGCGGAAGGTTCTTGAAGTCGTGGTGCAGGCTGCGTCTCCCGAGTGCTGTCTCCGCGTAGCTTCGGTTGATTGAAGAGGTTGCCGGGATGCATCCTGTAGACCCAGTTGCGAGAGGGGACGTGGCGGAAATGTCCGCGAGCGTCAAGACATCTGAGCCAGAAGTCCCAGTCGTCGGGGAACATGTCTTCTGTGAAGTTGCTTCGCATGCGCCACTCGTCGAAGAACCTCTCTCCCTTCGCATCCTGAGCACTCCTGTATCCGCCTACCTTTCGCCACATCTCTGTACGGATGAGCGCAGTTGAAGGGATGTAGTTCTCCTTGCGGAGCTCTACTGCTGAAAAGTCGTAACGCCGAGGAGCCCAGTCGGCACCCACAGCAATCGGTCGCGAGTACGTGACGGCGGAGTTACCCGCGGCTGTGACCATCTCTGCGATGTAGCCCTTCAGCAGGAGGTCATCGTCGGCAAGCGGGACAATCCATTCGGTGTCTACAGCCTGGACAAGGTCGTTCATCATCCGGGCGCAGCCGACACGTTCGTAGTCGATGGCGATGATGTGCCGGCGCGGCTTCACCAGTTGCGCCTCGACACTGGCGATGCAGTCACCGAGCATCCCGTTGCCAGAGCCTTTGAGGAAAGCCCTCTCGGGGATGCACGGGGTCACGACAGTGACGTCAGCGATGGAGTCACTCATTGTCGTTGACTCCCAGCGCGAGCACGTTGAACTTCACAAGCTCCAACGCTCCGAGCGTCTGAACCAATGTGGTGTTCCCGGCCAACGTCAGAGCGTGGCAGGACTTACCCTCGTTGTTGATGAAGTTGGTGATGGTCAACGAGGAGACGATGACCGCGTCATCGGGCATCTTCTCAATCATCGTCATCGCACCAGGAGGTGTCACCGACCGGAGTGCCGGAAACATTTACGCCTGGTTTGTACCCGGATGGATTCTTGATGATTTCGGTTTCGGTGCGCCCGTAGAGACGAGACCACATGTTGTCGTCTGACTCACGGTGCTCAATCTTGTGTTGCGGGCGCTTCTCCATCTTGCTAGCCGGGTTGCCCACCCAGGTCTCGCCAGCGGGAACATTCTTCGTTACGACCGCGCCCATGCCGATGACAGCGCCTTCACCAACGACGACGTACGGCTTGAAGACCGCGGACTGGCCGACCTTGACGTTGTTGCCAATCACGACGTACCCGCCGACCGAGGTGTGCGGTGCAATCTCAACCCCGTCACCAATGATTGCGTCGTGGCCGACATGCACATGCTTCATCAGCCAGCACTTGCCGATGCGGGTTGGACTTTCGTAGCCAGCGTCGATGGTGCAGAAGGCACCGATGCGCGCTTCTTCATGGACGATGACGCCGTGGTGCTTGTGTCCCGGCTTGTAGTCGCGCATCTCCGGGGGGAGACCAATCTCTGCGGACGGATGGATGCTCCGCGTCTGAATCTGGAAGAAGAAGAGTTCGTGGTCGTCGAAGTAGTGCGGCGTTCCCTGCGCGTCTACATAGGCGAGGTGGCGACCGGAGCGACTCACGACTGGCCCTTCTCGCAGCGTCCGCAGAAAAGCTGGTGGCGCGAACGTGTTACGCCGCAGCCACACACCCAGTCCTTGGAAGCCTTCTTGGTCTTGTCAGCGCCGAAGCGCTTGGGCTGGGAGCTAGACCCGAACGACACTGCGACCCTCCTCGAGGAGGTCGTGCAGTTCATGCGTCTTGAGGTTCTTCAGCGGGTTGGACTCACGGACTCTCAGGATGCGGGAGCCGATGTCCTCCGGGTCGCGAATGTCGCGCACGTCGGGCTGAAACGAGTTGGCCCACGGCGCGAGCGGGTCGTACGTGGAGTGCGCTGAATACAGTCCTTCGTGTGCCATTACAGGCGGTCTGCGGCATCGATTGCAACATTCGCGGCAGCGACACGGTCGGCTGCCGCATAGCGGTCGTCCTCGATAATCGAGAGAAGGGCGATGACAATCTTGCAGAGAGACTGCTCGCGGGAAACGACCTGACCCTTACCCATTTTTAACCTCCGAGCTTGGTTGCCTAAACAGAACCTAGCAGCCGCGTCGGACTACTCTTCGCCTAGCGCCTTCTCCAGCTCCAGCTTCATGTCGTCGTCGTAGTCAAGCGCCCTGAAGGCTCTCGTCTTCGCATCGCGATAGCCCTGGTAGCGACCGTCGCAGACTCCTTCGTCAAAGCCCTTGACATACCCCTCGCGGTAGCCCTCGGTGTACGAGTCGATGTATTCCACCTCCCCATAGTCTTCGTCCGGCTTCTTAGCCACCAATTGCCTCCAAGTCGATAGCAGACCAGTCGCCAGCAAAGGCGTGAGCTCGGTCGTCGATGTATGCGACAGCGAGGGGCTTCTCCTCAATGCGGAAGCGCGAGGACTCGCGGAAGCCAATCTCTTTCAGCTTGTCTTCAATCTCGCGCCGGCCCTCGGGCCACTGTGCGCGACAGGAGTGGATGACGATGGTGAACTTCTTCTTGCGGAAGAAGCGGAGGGACTCAACTGCTCCGGGCAGCCACTCGCCGGGAGTGCCGAACTTCTTGTACCCAACCAGCGTGTCGTCGAAGTCAATGCAGACTGTCGGCAACTGTCATGCACCCCAATTCAGCGGAACGTAGTCAGGAACGGAAAGGTTGATGTGGCGATGGCAGATAGCGGAGCCAACCCAGAGGATGCTTACCAGCTCGGGCTGACAGGGACAGGCCAGGGAGTTGGGAGAGGTGTCGTGCTCGTACCCGTCTTCGGGCACGGCGTGCTCATACTCGCGCAACGGCGAGAAACACATCCCGTAGAACGTTCACCCCACCTGCGAGAAGAACCAGGATGAGGGCGCTCGAGGTCTGACTAAGCATTGAGGTTGGTCTTGAATCCGAACTTGGTCAGAATCCAAAGAAGCAACGTGACGAGCTTGGCTGCCATCAGTGCCTCACGATGAAGACGACTGCACAGATGATGCCGAGGATGATGAGAATGGTCAGAAGGGGCAAACAGTCTCCTTAGATGGCCGAAACCCAGTTGGCGTTGTACGGGTCAGCAGCACCGAAGTCGATGCCGAACCCGCCACCAACACGGTTCCAGACGGAATGGAAAGCCTGCGCGTACTGCTTCGCAAGAGCGCCCGCAGGGTCGACGGTGTCCGTCAAAGCGAAAGCGTCGCCGCCGGCGGTCTGCGTTGCCGTGATGAAAGCCAGATTCGCTGTCGAGCCAGTCCAGCTCTCCACCAGCGTGTTGACATACAGGCCGATGCGGGACGCCCACGCGGAACCACCGGGGCCCGAGTTGGCAAGGATGTAGCCGTTCGACGGCAGGTTCGCTGAGATGTACTTCAGGAACGAGACGTAGGCGTTGTCGAACGAGTTGGCGGCATACATGTTCGCGGGAGTGCCGAACCAGCACGACGGGACAACGTTGTCGATGAAGACCGCGTGCAGCCCTTCCTTCGTCCAGCGGGCGAGCTCGTTCTGGAGCCACAACTGCTGAACGCCCGGATGCCCGAGGTCGCAGGCGTAGTTGCCAGCAGAGGGTGAAAGCAGGTTGCCGTTGACGTCGTAGAGCAGACCGACGTACCTACCACTGGCGTTTGTGCCGAGGGACTGAATCTGCTGGAGAGAGATGCCGAACTGCGAGTCAGAGATGTTCGTGGTCGGCGTAACCTCAACTGCGGTGCGATAGTTGAACCCCGTCGCTGGGGACGCCAGCTTGGCGACGTCGGCGTCATGGCCGTAACCAACGACGACGGCTCCGTACTTGCTGTACCCCGTGAGGTCGGTCGGCCATGCGTCCGCGTAGTGGAAGAGGATGAGTCCATTGCCGACGTGGTTCCTAGTGACGGGTGGAACGACAGGCGGAGTGGCAGCCTCGAGCTTGGCCACGCGCGCCGCAAGAGCCGCGGTCGCAGCAGCAGCAGTTGCCGCGGCGTTCGCCGTCGCAGTCGCAGCAGCGGTGGCGTTGGTTGCGACAGTCCCCTCGAGCGTAATCGTCCGGTTCGCGGACAGAGCCGGGAACGGGTTGTTGGCGGCAGCGACAATCAGCGGGTCGGTCAATATGCCCTTTCGATGTAGTGACGGGCCGCGTTCAATAGGCGCGGGTTGTCCTTGAACTTGCCGAGGCCGACATTGCATTCGTGGCACAGCAGTCCGCGAACTTTTCCGGTGAGGTGGTCATGGTCGACCGATAGCGGCTTCACCTTCCCGCGCATGACGACTGTCTCAGGGCGCGAGCAGATGGCGCACACATGCTTCTGCGCTTCGCGCATCTCGTCGTACTGTTCAACCGTGATGCCGTACATCTGAGGCAAGCGCCATTTGCGGTTAGCGTCAGGATGGTTCTTGCGGTAGTTGGCTTGCGCTCTCCGCCTGGTTTCAAGCCTGTGCTCGGGGCTGACGGGCCGCACTAACGCTCGGAGCCTTCGCCACGGTAGAACCCGGCGTCAGCGGGGTGGCCCTTCCTGAAGTTCTGGATGGAAGTCCAACCGGTGTCGGTCAAGAATTGGGCATACCCCCCGGGAAGGATGGTGAAGGGCTGCTGGACTAGATTCATGAAGTCGTAGCTGCCATTGACGGCGTTGTTAAACCAGTTCGGCTCCACGAAGTCCGAGATGTGCACAGGACTTCCGTCAGCGCCAGGGCGAAGATATGAGTACGCTTCGACCGGGTCGGAAACCTCCTGAGCCCAGACAGTCCCCTCGGTCTGCATGACGCGGTCTCGGTTCACGACGTTAATCCAGTCGTACGGCCAGCCCTGATTCGTCACCGAGATGGTCGGGTCAGCGCCGAGCTCCTCCAACTCATGCGTGAAGGAGACCGAGTTGTCGTAGCCGTAATACACCCCAGTACCGGAATACACGACGATGCCGGGAACGCCCTTGCTGACATCGTGATACGCAAGGGCACCTTGGACAGGGCCGGACTTGACGAACGTCGCGACCATTCCCCCAGCGGGTGCCTGCTTGCGACCCAGGAAGACGAGGTGGAACTGCGTCGTGTGCCACACGGGAGCGAAGTCGTGGTTGTACGAGCGCTCCCACGCCGGCATGTCGTTCTGGATTTCCTTGTCGCTCATGTACCGCGGCGACAGGTTGCGGATGTAGATGGTCTGCGTTACCGAGACGTCTACGGTTTTGGTCGTGGTCGTCTTGGTCGGGAAGCAAACCCAGACGATGGAGATGGTCGCAACGGCAAGAGCGAACGTGAGAAGGAATCTCACTAGTAACGACCCGTCCAGGCCCAGTAGTCGGGATAACCGAAGACACAGGTGTAGTGGTCGTGGGCCGCAGTCTCGTAGGTCGCGCCGATGATGCCGTCATTGCACATGGGCATCCCACCGCCCCCACCCGAGAGGTACGCGGAAGCCGAGGCGGGAACCGCCAGAGCGACGAGCAGAATGAGCACGAACTTACGCACAGGCGGTTCTCCGTTCTTTGGTTTGGTTGCCTAGAGCAAAGGAGGCAGGAACGCCCTACTCGGGTTCACGGTTGCGAACCGACTATTCCTGCCAAGCTGTCACAAAGTCGAAGCCTAGAGTCGTCTATACGGACGCTTTTGGCTTAACTACGTGGGCCGGGATTGTCACAAAGTCCCACGGAAGTGCAGGATTTTTCCCATATATATGAGAATCGGCCCGTTATTCGCCTATTCGGTGATGCGCCTAACAAGTTGCTAACAGGTTGTGGGATGACAGTCGCAGTTCTTGGGGCCCCGGGATAGGAGTACCTATCGTCGTCGACACTGTCGCGGGGGTACCCCTGGCCCTCCGTGGCTGTGGTGACCGAGCAAGGATGGGCTCGAGAGAAACGGATTCGACCATCCCCGCACGTAGTGATAGTGACCTACGCTGTTCCCAGTACCTCGCTATGCGTTGGTATCACTGGGGTTCTGACGCAGTACCCTGCTCTGTTACGGGTGTATCGAGCCACTTAGCTAGCTGGGCTTCGGTCATGGTGAAGGGGTCGCCGGCCTCAGTAACCAGGTGGTCGGCAACCTTGCCCTCTAGCCGCTCCCATACAAGCCTTAGTACCGCTGAGTCCTTATCAAGGATGGCGCGGTCGAGTGTTGCGTTGACGAGCTCCGTCTGGCGCTTGCCTGCCGCAAGCCTAAAAGCCTCTGTCAGACTCAGTTTTGCAGCCTCTTGGGCTTCTTTCCTGTCCTTTACCTTGTCCCGCCTAGCATCGGCTGATGCCTGAGTGGCCTTAGCTCGAATCTCTGCACCCCTGGAGCTATGCATCGCACACACCTGCTCACCGTGCACCGCTCTAGCTCCACAGGGCTTGCCTGCTCTAGTGAGGGAGGAGCATTGACGAGGAGTGCTAGGGGTTGACCCTGGGGCGGGCGAGGGGGTTGAGTCGACCCCTAGCGGCAATGAGTCTAGGTTGTCTGTGCTCATGGTTCACCTTGTCACGGTTGAAATTGTCGCTATTTGCGGGAATATCTGTGTATACAGCCCTTGACGTTCGCCGTATAGGGGCGCATCATCGTAGGTAGGCAACCAACCAAGGAGGGCTAGACCATGTATCTGTACGCTCTTGCAATCTTCCCGGCCATGATTGTTGTGGGCCGCTGCTTGATGAGCTGGGCGTCATGAGTCCTCTCTACGGCTCAGATGACCTTCCGCGCTACAGCTACGACGGAACCGATTACTACGGCCTCACGTCTACGCTGGATAACTCATTCAGTCCCGTCTATGGGATTCTGGACGAGGAGGCGGGCGGTTACATCGCATTCACGACTGACGAAGAGGCAGCAAAGCGCATCATTGAAGCATTGAGCGCGTCATGACAGCATCAGAGAGGATTAGAGAGGCAAGGATGGCAACCGAGACTTACAACGGATGGAAGAACTATCCGACCTGGAACGTGAATCTCTGGCTCTCAAACGACGAAGGGCTCTACAACGCAACGCGCGAGCTAGTCAGGGAGAACGCTGCTAACCCTGCTCACCTTTCCGAGTATTGGGACGAGAGCCAGACGAAGCTTTACAACGTCGCGGACGCGCTCAAAGACTTCGTAGAAGAGCTTTGCGGGGACGCGCTCGAGCAGGCTTCGTTCGTCTCCGACCTTCTTGGCTACGCGCTGGGTGATGTGGACTGGCACGAAGTAGCGGCGGCGTGGCTGGGATACGACGAAGAAGAAATGGCGTAGCGTTGCGACTCTCACCAGCAATGGTGAGGGTCGGAGCTCTAAGGCTCTAACACATCTAACGGTTAGTTCCGTTAGAGGCAACCAAACCGAAGGGAGCACGATGTCTACAGAGTTTTTCGTTCGTCGGTCGAATACCGACCCCGAAGAGTGGGTTGTATGGGGGCCAATGGGAGACTCGCCAGCGGGAACGGACGAGTTCGTCGGCAAGGTGGCGGGGTTCTCGACCGCTCCGCAGGCTCAAGCGGAGGCGCGCTGGCGGAATCTGCATAGAGACGTGGCGCTGCTACGGCGTGACGTTGACAGTCTTGGAAGGGTGCTCGCAAGTCGGACGGAGCACCTGGTATGACCATCCCCGAGTGTGTCGTCTGTGACGACCTAGGCTGTGAGTTTTGCGGGGCTGTCCCGGAACCGTGGCCGGCTGAGACGTTCACGATGCTGGGTGTTGTTGACCTGGAGCAACTGGCGAGGGACATTGATGAAGAGTTGGCTAGGCGCTCTGTCTAGTTAGCGGGTGGTTCAGAGTCTCGATATGGGGCTCTGAGCATCCCGGTACTTAGGCAACCAACCGAACGGAGGCACCGATGGTTTTCCTGATTGGCGTCCTAATCGGCGCACTCATCATCACCGGAGTGTATGAGCTCCACGCTTGGGGCTTGCTGTGAGACTCGCTAACACTCTCGAAAAGGGTGACACGTTCCAGTATCAGGGAACGACCGTAACCGTTCTCAAGGCTCGCGAAGACATCAAAGACCGCTTCGGTCGTCCGCTCTTCCGCTTTTGGTGTAGGCGTCACGACATCGAGGCGGACGGCTGGTTGACGTTCGGCGAAGGGGGCGTCGTCCATGAAGTCTGACCAGTTCAAGGTGATGCTCAACGGCGTTGAGGTAGCGCGCCGGCCCCATCCGATGCACGCGGTCAACGTTGCACAAGGTCTTTGCTCAAACACCTACAAAGACCCGGTAATGCTGACCATCGTGCGTAAGCCTGTGCTGGGCCCGGAGTCAATCCTGTATCGGGTCGACCGGGTTGAGGATGGGACTGTCTACACCACCACCATCAGCGAGGAGGATTGACTTGCTCATCCTCCACGCCATTGAGATAGTCTCAACGGTTGGCTTAGGGCTAATCGTCGCCATCATCCGACCGTGACAAGAGCGCCCCGCAAGGGGCGCTTAGTCTTGGTGATGCCTAGGCGCTTTTGTGGAAGTACCCAGAGACTCTATAGACGTAGTTAAGCGTGTAACCCCTTGGCGAGAGACGCCACGGCGGCCTGCTCGAGCTTCACAACGGCGACATGACTGATACCCATCATGTCTGCCACCTGTGCCACCGGATAGCAGTAGCCGTCCCTCATGCCGTAGCGGAGCTCAACCACGAAGCGTTGGCGAGTGGTGAGAATCTTTAGAGCATCGTGGAGCTGGTCGACCGTGCACACAGGCTCGGATTCAGGCTCCTTGAAGTATTCATCCTCTGCCGATTGTGCGGCATCCAGGCGCGGTTGCCGCAGCTCGGGACTCATTCTGATTCCGCGGCGACTTTCAAAGAACCCCGCTTCCTGCGAGGCTGGGGAAGTAGCACCCACGGGTCACGTCTGTGGTCATCAACACGGATGACCTCCACAATCTCGCCTGTTCCACCGCAGATTTCACATCCGCCTGAGAGCTTCATGCCGTTGACGAAGACGGGCCGGCCAATCAGGGTTAGCGCGTCACGGTCGAGACAGGCAGGGCATTGGGTGCGTCGATGGTTGCGGAAGACAACAGGCCCGCGTAAACGCTTGGCTCTCACAAGCTGGTGCTCCTTCGGTTTGGTTGCCTCGCGCGAAGTACACGTTTACTAGTTATGAGAGGTTTCAAGCAAAGTTCAAAATCAAACCCTCTTAAGACCTAACGAACTCGATTGTACAAACGCTTCCGGACGACTCGCACACACAGTCTGAGCACAGTCCTTTGTCCTGCTTTTGGCTAACGTGTGATTCGCAACAAACCTATCGCGTCCCTCAAGAGCTCAACACTTTCGTCCAGCTTCTCCTCAATGCGGGCTTGTCTTTCCTCGAACACCAACAACCTTTCGAGCACGGTCAGTTGACCTGAGAACCAACCTCGGCGGAGCCCGAGCGCGGTTTCGATGTTTGGAATGTGTCGTACCGGGTCGCCGTTGCCCGCCTCCCACTCCTGCCAGGCTCTCCCACTCATCCCAATCGCTTCGCCGGCCTGTCTCTGCGTGAGTCCTGCGCGCTTCCTGGCACCCGCTAAAGCCGCAGCAAGGTTTTCAAATTCTTCCTCTTCCTCCATGTCTGCCATGTCCTGCTAGCGACCCTACAGGCAATCCACAATCTCGCTTGACATAGTCGTGTGTCATAGCAACTAGGTCTCACCGATACCCACTTGGCCTATTGCGGTTTGCAAAGGGTCGCATGTACGCTCCGATACTAAGGAGAAGCACATACAGCCCACAGTGTTTGTCGTCCGAAGGGCCGTATACAGTGGCTTCTCCAGGCAACCAAACCATGTGTTCCGGCCATCCTTCGCCCCAGGTGGGATGCCCGCCCCTAGAACAGTCGTTGGGGGGTGGTCGGAATACTTAGCAGGAGGCATAGATGGAATCCACCATCGTCGGTATCCAGGCTGTCGAGTCGAAAGACATCAACACCTCGAAGGGCCCTGGAACGTTGTTCTTGGTCAAGGACGTGCTGGGCGTTGAATACAGCACATTCGACAAGGAGTTGGCGGTACAGGCCGCCGCGCTGAAGGGCCACAACGCCACGATTGGCTTCGAACTGTCGACCACGGTGAAGCCGAACCGTCAGGGTGTAGACACCACCTACACCAACCGCTACCTCAAGAGCCTTTCTGCTGCGGGCGAACAGGCGTTCGACTCAACCCCCCCGCCTTACGTCCCCGTGGCGTCACAGGGCAGCACAGTGGCTTCTGGGGCATCTACCTCAATCATCGTCTCCCAGCCGACTCAGACCGACCGCGAGGAAGCCATCCAGCGTGCCGTTGCAATCAAGGCCGCCGTAGACAGCATCGTGGGGCTTGAGCTGAATGACTGGGGAAGCGTCACGTCACTGGCCGACTACTACCGGGCGTGGCTGAACGGTGAGGTTCCCAACACGTACGTGGATGACAACAGTGGCGCGGTCGCTGCCACGGCTGCTCCCGGCCTCGCCTCCGACGACATCCCCTTCTAGTCATGGCGACTACGGAGGAAGTGCCTACCGCACAAGCGGAGGAGAAGCCCACCCCGCTAACCAGCTCAACGGTTCCAGCCGGGTACACCATCGACTTTTACACCGCGCCGAAGAGGGCCTATCACATCGACGGCGTTGAGGTGCCGAGCGTCACGACTGTTCTCGGGGTGCTCGACAAAAGCGGGCTGCCGTGGTGGGCCCAGGGAGTTGCCGTTGAGGGGATTCTCGAGCTCGTCAGTCGCGGCCTGCTGGTCTTGGGGAGCGACTGATGACTACGGCTCAATGGAGGGCCGAGCACTCTGAGGAGCATCGCGCCAGTTCTCGTAAGTGGGCGCGCAAAAACCCGGAAGCAGTCAAGGCTGCCTCAAAAGCGTACTACTGGGCGAATCGGGAGCGCGAGCTACAGCGCAAGCGTGACGAGTACCAGCAGCGTGCGGCAGTTCTTCGGCGCTACAAGACGCTCAAGGGTTGTCTGCGTTGTGGCTATCGCACGCATGAGGCAGCGCTCGTTTTTCATCACCGCAACCCCGCGCTAAAGACGCGCACGCCTAGCGCGTTCCTTCGCGCCGGCTGGAAGGCCGTTCGTGCCGAGTTGGCTAAGTGCGACGTGCTCTGTGCCAACTGCCACGCGATTCTCCACTGGGAGGAACGATGCATCTAGCGCACCCGGATGGGACTCGCGCGACGAAGGAGAGCATCGTTGCCCTTCTTGTCAGCGAGAAAATCTCCATCAACCACCAGCGCGACAAGGCTGGCGTCCGCGGAGTCGGTGCACACAACGCCTTCGAGGCGTGGGCCATCACCGGACAGCTTCCCAACCCGGCCAACCATCCGGTCGAGGAGCAGGGCTACGTACAGGGACTCCTTGAGTTCTGCAAAGCAATGGGTGACGCCTGGGAGACAGAAGGCGTTGAGGTCACAGTTGGCTCCAAGGAGCATGGCTTCGCTGGTCGCTACGACCTGAGAGGCAAGGTCAACCGTGACGTCCGGTTGGTTGCGAAAGCAACCACACAGGCCGGCAAGCCCCTTGCGTCCGGGCCGAAGTTCACCACCATCCCCAGCGGTACGACGTTGCTGGTCGACCTGAAGAGCTCCAAGAGCATCTACAGCACGCACCTGATGCAGTTGGAGGCGTACGAGGGGGCCGGGATTGAGTGCGGCTACCAGCCCACTGACGCTCGGGCAGTCATCCATGTGACGGCTGACGGGCTGTACCAGTGTAAACGCGCGAAGGCCACCTACGACGATTTCCTTGCGGTGCTGAGGACGTACAACGCGCTCGCTTCGGTGAAGGAGGCGTTGAAATGAGAGCCCACCACCGCCCCCCGAGGATTCCCGACCATCTCAGTCACCTGATTTCCCGTCAGGGCAGCTACCTCGCCATCCCGTCCCACGTTGCGCGGGAGGTCATTCGTCTCATCGACCCCAACGCAACGCCTCACAGCGTCAGCCTGCGGATGAACGTCGACGAGGCCAACGCACGGCGATTGTTCAACCCGACGTTCAGGACGGTGTCGGAGATGAAGATTGACCGTCTCTTGGTTGCGTTCGACAGCACGCACCTGTGGTTGGAGCCGCCGCTGAACGAGTACCGGCTCGCAATCTTGGAGTACGAGGAAGCAATCCTCGCCCGCGAAGACTTTGAGGCGGTGGCATGAGTGACACGTTGCCACGCAACCGGGAAGGTCGCGTACTGCTCACGCGGGAAAGCGTACAGAGCGGTCAGTCACACCCCGCACCGCAGTCAGCGGGCGTATCGCTGCCCGGACTGCAACAAGTTCCATCTGACGAAGGCGCGGCTGTCATGAGTGTTCCCGCCCCGGAGCCGACACCTCCGTTCATCGAGGGTGATGACATTGAGTGAGCCGGCGCTGATGGCAGAAGTCCGCGACCTGATTCGAGAGGGCGTACTGCACGACGACCCAAACTCACCAACGCTGTTCGTCGTAACCGTCGTCGGCTCTCAACGCTCCGAACGCACCGATGACGTACGGGAGTTCGTAACCAACCTCGGAACGAAGTACCCACATGCCGAGCTGGTCTGCGGTGACACGTCCAACCTAGAGAAGGAAGCGGCGGAGGCTGCGAAGGACATGGACTTGAGGGTCACCGTTGTTGGCAAGAGCGACAAGGGCGAGTGGGATGAGGGAAGTGCGTTGCGGGACGAACGTGTCGTAGCCAAGGCAACACAGATTGTCGCCTTCGACACGTCGGCTCGGAGCAAGAACTACCAGTCCCTCGCCAAGAGGATGCGCGTGCCGTTCCACACAGTCAAGTAGGAGGCAACCAAACCGTGAACTGGGAAATTGTCAATCCGCCGCCCGTAGTCGTCCAATGCTTCGTGGAGAAGGACGACGCTTCGTGTCTACGCGAAGTAGCGAACTGGACGAAAAAGAACAAGTACGCACTCATCTCAATCAACGTTGGCCTGACTGACGGCGACCTTCAAACAGTCCTGACCGTTACGGCTCACCCGAGGTGGTCATGACTGAGGCTCTGCAACAGACCATTGAAGGTGGCGAAGTTGACCATTGGGAAGTCGTTGGACGTCCACCCGTAGCGGAGGGTGATACCTGCCCGAAGTGCAACCGCCGTGTCCCCCACGCCAAGAAGCCGGCGTCCCCGAAGACAAAGGTCAGCTCGTACAGAACACCGCTGGATGACGCCGAATCACATGACGAGGTGGCACAGGCAGCAGCGGAGGCTCTCGACATCTACAAGAAGCCTCACTGGCGCTGGGCAGTTAACACGTACGGCTATGCCCTGATTCTCCAGGGAGCAAGGCTTGAGGAGACAGGGTCGTGAGTCACCCGCGCGACATCATCTACGTCCAGGTTGAGGCGGAACGGCTGAAGCAGGAGAAGGAAGAGTGGTACGGCATCCACGGCCATGACGTCTGGCTGCATGAGCTTGACACCGCGGCCTGTCTCGCACTTGACGGCCTGGAAGACAACCAGCAGCTTCGCAAGGTTCTGGTTGAGGCCGCGTCATATGCCATTGCGGCCATTGAGGAACTTGATGGCGCGTAGGTACTGGACTTGCAGAAAATGCAAGTACCGGAATGAACGTACCGCATCGAAGAAGTGTCTCAACTGCGAGGCGTTGACGAAGCCTGTCACGAAGAAGCCAGCTCATGAGGCTGGTCTCTTGTCGTACGAGGAGCACGTCGAAATCAACCAAGTTGTCCACGGTCTTGACGAGAACACCTGCGGCATCTGTAAACGCCCGAGGGCATCTGAGGGCTTTCGTCTCGACCGCGAGCACGCTCACTTCGGCGGCTACTACCCGCGCGGGTTGGCTCACTGGCAATGCAACAAGATTCTCGGCCAGATTGAGTTCGGTCGTGACAGCGAGGAGTGGCTAGAGAACTGCTTGGAGTTCGTGCGCCGCGCTCGCCTCTTCAACGAGGCGAAGTCGGCATGAAGACTGTTCCCCTGACGCTGGCTCAGGCCAACGACCTAGTCGAGCGTCTTCATCGTCACCACAAGCCCGTCCGAGGACACAGGTTTTCAATCGGCGCAGAGCATGAGGGCGTGCTTGTCGGAGCTGCGATTGTTGGGCGACCAGTTGCGCGGATGACGGAGCAATACACAACCGCAGAGGTGACGAGACTCGTCACTGACGGCAGCAAAAACGCTTGCTCATTCCTCTATGGAGCGTCGGCTCGCATTGCGCGGGAGATGGGCTTCACGCGGATTCAGACATTCATCTTGGACGAGGAAGAGGGCACGTCTCTCAAGGCGGCGGGCTGGGTTGAAGACAGCCAAACAAGTGGAGGCGACTGGAATCGACCCTCGCGTGGCGGACGGCGCATTGACCAGCCGCTAAACAAGAAGCGCCGCTGGAAGAAGGAGTGGGCATGAAGTTCACCCCTGACGGCATCCCCCATCTCATCTCCGGTGTCTACATCCGCGTTGTCCCCGGACGCAAAGTAGAGGGTGACATGCGGCTCGAGATTTTCACCGGGGACTACTGGCATCCGGTGCCGATGGCGCTGGTTGCGTACATGACGGAGTTCTTCTACGTGAATGAGCAGTTGCTCTACCCACCGTCGAAGGGCTTCAAGGGTGGAGAGAAGTTCTTCGAGTACCTGCGCCAGTCAGTGACGGATGGTTACGAGGTTGCCCAGGCCGAACTAGAGCGGGAGAGGGCGGCGAAGAATGCTTGAGCCCATCTTCAATGAGGACGCGGAGACCCACGTCCTCGCGGCCTGCCTCATCAGCGACACCGCTGCCGACCGGGCGATGGAGGCCCTCACCCCCGAGCACTTCTACAAGCTCTCCCACGAGCACCTATTCAGGACGATGGAGTTGATGACCGCGGAGGGAAGGCCACTGGATGCCATCACGGTCAGGTCGTACATCAGCGAGCACGGCATCGACGTCCCGCTGGAACTGGTTACCGAGTTGGCGAGCCTCGTCCCCTCCACCTCCAATATCGCCCATCACGCCAAGCTGGTCAGGGATGCGTGGACGAAGAGAGAGCTTCAGTCATCCATCTGGGGGCTGAACGACAAGCTGGTTGAGATGCCGGCCAACGAGGCCGTCGCAGCCTACGAGGAAGCAAGCATCCGGCTGGCTGACATGGTGGAGGAGAAGCACGACTCCATCGTGGACATGGTGACGGCGCTGGACTACTTCGACAAGCACCTTGCCAACCCCAGCGAGTCAGTAAGAGGCATCAAGGTGCCGTTCAGCTTCCTCGACGAGATGATTGGCGGACGACTCTACATCCTCGGGGGCTACCAGGGCCACGGGAAGACAGCGTGTGCGATGCAGTTCGCCGTGCCGCCGCTCGAGGACGGCAAGGACGTGTGCATCGCCTCACTGGAGATGTCGGAGAAGGACTTGATGGAGCGGTGGATTTCCGGCCTCTCCGGTGTCAGCTATCGGGGCATCCAGCGGGGAGACCTGACCGTGGAGCAACGGGCCCGGGTTGATGAGGTGACCGAGATGATGCGGGGCTGGAAGGGGAAGCTGACCATCCTCGACGACGAGGACATGACACCCGCCAAGCTGCGGAGGATTCAGCGGGGCAAGAAGTTTGACCTCATCATCGTCGACCACCTCCATGAGATGCAATGGAACGACCGGAAGCACCTGGAGCAGAACGTCCACGACCTAAAAAACATGGCGCGGGCGTTTGAAATCCCGGTTCTGTTGCTGGCCCAACTCAGCCGTTCAGGCAATTTTCAGAACCCATACCCGATACCTACGGCAAGGTTACTGAGAGAGTCGGGAATGATTGACGCCAAAGCGGCCCATATCTGGTTCGTCTATCGAGAGCGCGACGAGGACAACCAGTTCATTCCGCACAAGGCGAAGTTCATCGTCGACAAGAACCGCTACGGCTCCACGTACTCAAAGCAGGTCTGGTTCGACAGCAACACGATTGGCTTCTCGGAGACCGACCCGGACGACTACGAGCTCGTTGAGGATGATATCGCCCAGGAGTCCGTGCCGTTCTAGCCTTGCGTTATCCGCTCAGAGGTGTATGCTCTGTGCGTAGACTGTGTTAGACACAGCGAATAGGAAGTAGGCAACCAAACATGAGCTGGAGCGACTAGTGAGTGTCGAAGTCCGCGACGACCGCGTCAGCATCCGCTACAGGGATGCGGCCGGCAAGCAGGTACGGGAGACGCTCGGCCACAGGCGCGATATCAGCGTGGCCCAGGCGAAGAAGATTGAGCGCGACCGCCTCGCCCAGGTCACGAAGGGTTACGTCCGGCCAGCGGGGATTTCTTTCCGCAGGCTCTCCGACGAGTGGTTTGACGACACCGCGGAGACGAAGACCTGGGCCCCGAGGACGAGGTCTGCCTACCGGACGTCTTTGAAGCGTCTACGGGCCTTCGACAATCAGAGGGTTGAGTCAATCCGACGCATGGACGTGGAGCGGTTCTCCTCCAAAGCAATTAAGACCTTCAGCCCGAAGACGGTGAACTTCGACCTCTCCACCCTCCACGCGGTTCTTGAGTACGGCGTCAGAAGGGAGTTCCTCCACGCGAACGTTGCAGCCAAGGCTCCGAGGCCGCGGGTGAAGAAGCGCCAGTGGAGAATCCTGACCCCGGAGGAAATCAGGAACGTAGACGAGTGCTTCGACGACAAGATGGCCCAGCTCATCTTCCGCACGTTGGTCAGGACGGGGATGAGGCGTGGCGAGTGTAGACACCTGAAGGTTCAGGACGTCGACTTCGTCCGCAACGCACTCCGGGTAGTGGAGTCGAAGACCGACGCTGGGGAGAGGTGGATGGCCCTCCCGAACTCCCTCGTAACCCAGCTTGGTGAGTGGTGCAAGGACAAGGAGCCTTCTGACTACGTCTTCCCGTCGTCCCTTGCCAATCCGTTCAACGCGGTCTGGTACACGAACGCTTTCAACCGGGCCCTTGGGAAGGCTGGCATCACAGACCATGTCAGGCCCTTCCACGACATGCGCCACACGTCCCTGACCAACGAGGCGGCGACGGCGCAGTCAAACCCGATGGCTCTGATGGCTCGAGCGGGTCATCGGTCGATGGATACGACAAGGCAATACATGCACCTGGCCGGCGTTCTTTTCCCAGTCCAGGCTGAAGCCTTGGACGAGATGTACGGAGGCCCTAAATGATTCACACACCGCAACCAGACCCCCCGCCTGCTGCCGTCAGAGCTCACCACAAGGCAACCGTGTCGTGGGACACCCCGGCATGGTTCACCACTATCGCTGGCAAGTACGCGGTTCGCTGTTATGTCCCCAAGCATGGGAAGAGTATGTGCTGGAGGATTTCGAGGCCATGACGGATGTCGCTACCCGAAAGGACTCCCTGTGACCGTCCCGTCTCCTGTCCCCTCAGCGGGGCGCTTGCAGCACAACCCCGACCCGGTGAAGGTCGTTACTGGCGCGCGGCGCGGTGAGGCAACCGGCAGGCGCGGTTGGCGCTGCGAACACGAGGACGGACGCGGGCGCTGTGCCAGCACGGAGACGACTACGACGTGGGACGCAATCGACAGGCGCTCGACGGCTTTCTGCGACAAGCATCGGTCGGTGGCCTGATGGCGTCTCCTGTCCCCTCAGAAGAACCAGGGACGCTGCTTGAAGAAGTCCGGCAGTGGTTCGTAGACGAGCCGTGGCGCGGAGAGCCTGACCCTGGCTCGTTCGGCGGTCATGCCTACAGCGACAACGAAAGGGAGATTGGCTACGGCAGTTTTCGCGACCCACGCTTCCTGCCGCGCGCGTTGAAGGGGCTGCATCGTCGTGGCTGAGCCTGAGGCAGAGAACCCGTCAAACACCGACGAACGGAAAACCGTGGACTGCCCGCGTTGCAACGCCGAGACGACCGAGGCTGAACTGACGTACTCAGGGTGTCCCGGTTGTCGCGAACCGGACGACGAGCAGTTCGTGAGGGAACCGCTTCTAATGCGTCTCGGGCTGGATGGGCTAGCCGACAAAGACGACGCTCAGGGTGGCGAACCAAGTTCGCCTGTAGTGGAGGACGGCGAGCGGCCGGTGATGCATCATTACGTCCACGGCTTGCTCGACCCGATTACGTACTCCGCTCCGCATGCCGATGACTGCCCGGGCTGTGAGATTGAGTCCCTTCGTTCCCTGCTGCGTGTAGCCGAACAAGACCGCGACACAAACGCCTACTGGCGAGCGCAGAACATGCGCGAACGCAATGACTGGCATCGGCAGTGGATGTCGGCCTGCGAAGACATCGCGCTCGTTCAGGCCGAGGCCCAGGTCGCTATCCGGGAACTCACACAACAAAACGAAAAGCTGATGGCGTTGTTGAGGATTGTGGAGCAAGAGGCGAAATATCGAACCGAAAATGAAGGAGGCGGCTCGGCCGCCGGGAGTGGAGGCAAGCGGAATGTCTGACAGAGGCGCTACCGAATCTTGGGAGAACAGTTACAGCGCTCTCGACGACAGGGATGATGGCTACCACGAGGTGATTCTCGACACAGTGAGGCCGCATCTTCCCAAGCCCGTGATGTCTCCCACGTGCGCTCGAAAGGGCCACAAATGGCTGGAAATGCCCTCACTCTTCCCACGGCGTTACTTCCCTAAGAACTGGACAGACCTCTATGCCTGCGAGCGGTGCGCCAAGCGCGGGATGCTGGTACTTCGCACCGATGCGTTTGAGGCGGAAGTATGACAGACCTCGCGCCTACTTCCACTACGGACGACGGATGTCGTCACCTGAATGAAGCACTTGAACGCATCCGGGAACTCACAGAACAACGAGACGCGCTGAAAGGGGCCGTTGAGGAGGCTGCGGCCAGAGAACATGGGGTTGGGTATGGGTCGAAGCGCAAGGGCCGCCGTTGCAATCTCCGGCGTCAGTATGGATGCCTGTTTTGCCGAACGCTTGGGGGAAAGACGGATGTCTGACAGTCGCGCTGGGGCAACAACAGGAGGACTCTTTACACAAACCGACCCAAGCGACCTTGAAGTGAGTATGGAAGATGACGCTGCATATTTCGACTACTTGGAGGCCCGCGAGGTTGCTCTCCAAGCTGCGGTGGGCTACTTCGCCGTAGCCAACATCCCGACCGAGCATCTTCGCGAGATTGCCGCCAAGACGACGGACAGCACCATCGCTCTCGCGGCGAAGGTTGTCCTTTACCAGCGCGGCGAAGGCGAGGAGATGTCAGACAGTACGACAACCTCCACTACAGCGCCTCTGGCGCACCCATCTTCTAGTTCTTCTGCTGGTTTGGGTGGCGGGGTAGGAGAACGGGACGGAGAATGAGCTACGGCGAAGAGCGTCATGGGGACGACGAAGCCCTTTCGGGCTCTAGGAAGTATTACGCCCACTTCTTCCGACATTTCACCGAGTACCGCGACGACGAATTCGACTCGATTGACGAGGCTCTGCTGTTTCTTGCGTACGGTGAGGATTCCGGCAACCTGAGCACTTGCGAGGACGCCGTTCTTGACTCTGCCGGCAATGCCGTCGCGACTCGGGCTGACATGCAGCGTGTCTGGGACGAACTTCCGTGAACCGCTGACCAACCAGGTTCCCAGCTCTACGAGCTCTAAGACATAAATCCCTGCTCATAGAAGTCCCCGGTAGCTCAATTGGCAGAGCATCTGACTGTTAATCAGAGGGTTGTTGGTTCGAGTCCAACCCGGGGAGCTGACTCAAACGCTGACTATTTTGCTTTGAATGTTGCCCACTTCTGTGCCCACGTTGGCGCTTTTGGCAACACTCAATTTTCTTCTCCCCCAGAAATAGAAAAAGCCCCCCGCCACCAGCTTTGCAGCGAAGTGACGAGGGGCCGGCAACCAAACCATCTCAACCTGCGTCTCGATACCTCAGAGACAGGGAGAGGAGGCTTGATACGAGCAGAGGAACCACCCCCATACCCGCACGGGGGGTTCTAACTGAACGTAAGGGGAGTGTCAAGCACCAACCCAGAATTCATACCTATTTCCTACATGAGGATTTTCAATATTACTGCCAAGGTGGCTCCTCGTTCATGCATCCTCCTAGCGACCGTCAGGTCTGCCTTGGAGCCCGCAAGAGCCTCAGCGATAGCCCCGGTGAAGCCTATCTTCTCAAAGGTCTCGAGCCGCCAGTCGTACACCTTCTGCTGGGTGAACTCCAGAGGGGAGTCAGCCTTGGTCTCAACATCCTCCTGGGTGACGCTCATGTCCTCTCCCCTTCTCTCGGTTGGCTGCCATCTGAAGCCGGTCTTTCCGTTCGCTCTCCACCATTTCGAGGTTGGCGGTGAAGCCGACGACATCGACGCGGTTGTCTCTGGCTCGGACGTTGGCGTCCCGTACGACCTTCTGGAGGACGTTGAGCCAGCAGACGTCCTCTGCGTCGACCAGAATGTCTGTGCCATAGCGCCGGCGCAGGTACGTAGTCCACATCTCAGCCGTCGCAGAGTGATTGTCCAACGGGTGACCATAGGCGTCTCTCCTGGGGCCGTTGACGATGTCGTTCGCCTCGTCGAGGATGCTCATCGCCTGAACACCTTCCCCTCTACAGCGACGGTGTAGTTCACGATGGGAGCGGGGACGAGGTAGACGAGACCGTTACTGAGCTGGTGGTAGCCGTAGCCAAACCCGAGAGCCCAGTTGCGCTTCGCGTTGATGCGATGCATGTAGGGAACCTGGTTAACGTCCCCGAGCCAGCCGAACTGGGTTGAGACCTGGCCCTTGCCTGTCGCGCTACCCTCAACTACATAGGCGAAGCGATGAGTATGGGCGGTGACGACGGAGGCTTGGAAGGTGTCGAGCGCCTTGTAGACGTTGTACCTTCCCGCGGAGCCGACGTCATGGGTGATGTGGAGCTTCCCAATCTTGGTCGACTCCTTGTACGGCGTATACGACCACCCACGCTCCTCCAACTTGAGCAGCCGTGGGACATCCTCAAAGTCAAGGAGCTGGGGAGCTTTGTCGGTCAGGAACCTTTGAAGCCTGTCCTCGTGGTTCCCGGCGACGTACATCTTGTTCTTCGCCGTAATGCGGTCGAGGTACTCGCCGGCCTTCTTGACTTCCTCTTTGAGGGATTTCACGTTACGGGGGTCTTTGGGCCAGTGGCTTACCGCAAGGAAGTCCACCCAGTCCCCCATGATTACGACCGTGTCCGGCTTGAAGCTCTCCATCGCATCGAACATCAGCTCGGTCGCCCGCTTGTCGTTGTACGGGCAGTGAAGGTCGGGGATGAAGAAGAGTCTCTCTACATCCCTCTTGGTCACCCGAACGCCTTGACGAGGATGTCGACCATTCCGGCCGACGCCCCGGCTGCGAGGAGAACCCGTGTGACGATGAGGATGGCGAGCGACTTCTCGAGCTTCACCGCGTCAGTGGAGGTGATGCCTGCCAAAAACCCACGCCATGCCTTCTTGGCTGTCGAGGTCTTGACAACGGGAGGTACTGGTTGAGTCATGCGTGCCTCCTACTACAGGTTTGGTTGCCTTCGCACACTTTAGACACAGTCTCGGACGACTAGAACCTACTGAGGTAGTTCTTCACCGGATGGGCGAGAAGAGGAGTCAGTCCGTTCGGGCTGATGCTCACGTCGACCCGGCCCTTGATGCCAGCGACCGTTCCGTTCGAGGTGTACTGGTGGGCGACGTACTTCTTCCAGGGCTTCGGTGCGAAGACCGGATGCGAGACGCCGTCGTTGCGCCCGTAGGCGGCAATCCAGAGGCCGTTCCCGTACGGGCGGTCAATCTCCATGTCCTGAATGAAGCTGGCGTAGCTATAGAACATGGGCCATACACCCGTGTATGAGTGGATGGTTTGGTTGAACTTGAGTGCGAAGTCGCGCAGATGGAGGGCCGGCCAGTTCTTCGGGTTGGTCTCGAAGTCCAGCACGGGCTTCAGGTCTTTCGGCCCGACGCCACCGATGGTCTTCAGGAAGTGCTTCGCCTCGAGCACCCCGTCAGTGACGTTGGCGAAGTGGTAGGCCCCGACGCGAACACCGGCAGCGTTGGCTGCCTTGCGGTTGGCCTGGAACTTCGGGTCGTTCCAACTCGTCCCTTGGCTGGCCTTCAGGTAGGCAGCGTTGTAGTGCTTTCTGACCAGCGGCCAGTTGATGTCCCCCTGGTAGGAGGAGACGTCGATGAATGGAAGCATGTATCTCCCTAGTGGAAGGACAGGTACAGGGTGGCGGCGGCGAAGAAGACAGCCAGCCCGCCAGTGAAGAAGGTCGACTTGTTGGCCAGCAGAGACCAGCGCCCGCTGTCTTCTGCCAGGGCGGCGCGGCGGCGCTCCGTCTCTTCGGCAAGTGTGCTGGCGGCAACCTTCACCGCTTCCTCTCGCCTGCGGGCTTCCTCGCGGAGCTCGCGTATCTCCCCGGACAGCTTCTCAACGGCGATGGCGTGACGTTCGACGCTCCCGTTGATTCGATTCAGTCTCTTGGTGTGCTCCTCGATGAGCGCGTCCCGAGCCCCTTCTTGCAGCCCTCGCTGGTAGTCGGTCTGCGGTTCCATCAGTGAACCCCCATGTGGATGTGGCTTGGTGTGCCGTACTTGGCGTAGTCGGCCACCGTTCCGATGGGCTGACCTGCTTTGACAATCTGGCCGACCTTCACCGAGCGCGAGCCCATGTGGGTCAGGTAGTAGGTGTGTCCGTCAGTCCCGCGGATGTAGACACTCCAGCCCAAAGGCCCATGCGGGCCCTGCGTCGGGCCTTTCGCCGGGTCGTGACCCGAGAGGCGGATGACCTTGCCCGTAACAGGAGCGGTCGCGGGGGAGCCGGACGGTGCGAAGAAGTCGTGGGCTGGGTAGTCAGCAAGGCCCATCGTGGGATGCAACCCCCCCTCGGAGGTGAGGTGCGCGACCGGGACGCCAGCCTTGCCAACCCGCGGGGCGGTGGCGACGTGGGTCATCCCGAGAAGCTGGTCTGAGAACGCCGGCTGCTTGATGACCGGGGGCGCTGTCTCGTACTGCCCCATCGCCAGGCCCTTGAGGGCGTAGCCGGGGTCTCCAAGGTGGGAAAACTCGTCGCTGGCGAAAGCCTGCGTGTCTAGGCCCGCGGTGCCTTTGATGACAGGGGCCGGGACTTGGGGTGCCGTGGCGTTAGGGGGGCTTACAGGGGCTTGTGGGGCTACTCCGCCGTACTTGGCTACCGACCCTAGAATGGACTTGACGTAGTGCTGGGTTTCTGGTATGTGCCGCCACGCCCCGTCGCTGACGTTCCCCGGGCCTGCGTTGTAGGCCGCGAGGGCAAGCGCCCAGTTCCCGAACGTCTTGTATTGCTGGGCCAGGTACTTCGCCCCGCCGACAAGCTGGGAGTGCGGGTCGTTGAGGTTGACCCCGAGGGACTTCGCCGTCCCCGGCATGAGTTGGGTCAGGCCATAGGCCCCCGCGCTCGAGCGAGCGGTTGGGTTGAAGCCCGACTCCTGGTTGACCAGCCCGAGGAACAGCCCTTTCGGGATGCCGAACTGGGCCGCGACGTGCGCGGCTTGTGGGGCCCACGGTGTAGACACTCATGCCTCTCTGGTGTACGGTTGCCACATGCTCGAAACGGTCTGGCACATCATGGAAGGCCCGAGCATTGGGCCAATCCCGTTCTGGTTCCTACTCCCCGCCATCGTGACGGGGCTTGGCTCTCTAGCGTTGCGCCTGTACGAGAATCGTTAGAGCCCAGCCTGCGCGAGGCGCTTGTAGTACGAGCTTGAGATGGTCGACGGGTTGACCCCGTCCCAGAGCTTCTGCGCCACCTTGTAGAGAACATCGCCCTTCTGCTGCTTGGTGTGACCGGGCGTGTTCATAATCTGGGTGGCGTAGTCCCTCGCCTCCTTCACATAACCGGGGCTTCCGCCGAGCTTCGATGCTGCGGTGGCGTAGGCCATCAGGTAAGCGACGGGGTCTTGGAAGGAGAGGCTCTTCTCAGCCTTGCGGTAGTCGTCTGAGACGATGCCTGCCTTCTTGGCCGCGGTCGTCAGCGTCACGTTGAGAACCGCCTGCGCCTTCCAGTAGCGGACGTAGGTCTGACGCTCTCCCGGGTCGAGCTTGACCTTCTTGGCGAGTTGGTCGAGCTGGACAAGCTGCTGCTTCGCCGCGTACTGGGCCTGCGCCGGCCCGCGAAGAGAACTCTTCTCGATTGAAGCACCGTACTGGGCGAGGTCGTCGTAGTTGACACCGCGCTCCTGCGGGTAGCCAGCCCAACGCTCCGCCTCATGCATCAACCCACCCGGGGCGATGCCACTCCCCGGCCTGCCCTTCCCGAGGGCTGCCTTGCCAAGCTGGAGAGGTTCGATGCCAGCGGCGAGGTCGTGGAGCGTCTGACCGAAAGCCGAGCCGGACTTCGGGGCGGAGCCGTACTTGTTCAGGCCGGTGAGGAGTTCCTGCCCGACCTTCACAGCGGGTGCTGCCTGACCCAGTGCCGTCCCGGTCAGGTACTTGGACGCCCCGGAGTTGAACATCCCCGAGACTGCCTCCGCGTCCTGCGCCAGGGTCGAGGGCGTGTTGAACGCCTCCATGTCGATGGGCCCTGACTTCGCCGGGTACGCACCCTCCTGGTTGGGGGGAACCATCCCGCCGTGCTTGGCGTAGAACTCGTCGACGTACTTCTTTCCTCTGCGTCCGGCCTCGAGGTTGACCTGTGCCCAGAGCGGATGCTCCTTCGCAAGCCTAAGAGTCCACGCTGTCGCACCGCGTGTCCACGGCCAGTAGGCGGCGTAGCGGCGAACCGACTCACGCTCCGTGGCGGTCATGGCCCCGTAGTCAATCGCCTCACGGTTCGCGGACTGAATGACCTGATGACGGTCAGCGACAACCTTCGGGTCTTTCGAGTTCATCAGGCGCTTCAGGTCATCCGCAGAGTGATAGCCCATCGCCCGCGCCTCATGGGTGAAGGACATCATTCGGTAGGCGTGGTCGTTGACGTGGTGCCAGAAGCCGGCGAGGTGCTGAACGGCCTTCTGGTCGCCCGGTGCGGTGAGGGACTTCGACATCCCGGCCCCGACCGTCGACTCAATCTTGGAGTAGGTCTCCGGGTCGAGCTTCCTGACCGTGCGGAGGTAGCGCAGAGCGTTGGCGGGCATCAACGCGCCCTGCTGGGGCAGCCCGACCATTGCGTTCTGCGCGTTCCAGATGCCGTACTTCGGGTTCAGGAACCGCTGCGCGCGGATGAGTTGGTTGAAGCGTCCGATGTTGCGGGCGAGCTCGGAGGCGTGGTGCGGCTTGAAGACCCCCGCCACGTCCGGGTGTAGGTAGCGAACATCCTCACCCTCGGGGACATGCCCGGGCATCAGGTGCTTCCACAGCGCCTCGGCCCCGGAGCCTTCCGCCTTCGCGTGGTCGCCCTGGTACAGCTCGTTGATGAACTTCTTCAGCTCTGCTGTCGGTGCGCCCTTGACACGAATCGGAATCGGGTGGGCGTGACCCACCTCTTCGGGTGTCTTCTTCGACAGCGCCAAGAGCATTTCGTGTAGACGCTGCTGCGACTGGAGCATCTTCGCCTTGCCGAAGGCGTGTTGTGCCAGCGGGACAGCCTGAGTCCTGAAGTCACCCGTGTTGAACAGGTGCCCCATCTGGGCGTAGGTCTTCTCGCCCTTCGGCGCGGAGAACCCGTACGGGCCGGGGCGGCGAGTGACGCCCTGCCGCATCTTGGTGAGAGCCTTGGTCTCCGACGACTGGGGGAGGTAGAAGGCCCCATGCTTCTGAAGCTCCTCGCCCTTGGCGCGGAACTGCTCATGGATTGCCTCAACCTTCGCCTCGTCCGCAAGCTGCTGGTGGAGTGACTCGGCGGTCGGGTTCTCTGCGAGGTGATGAACTGCATACCAGCGCGAACCGAGAGCGTGGTGAATCTCGTCGGCTGTCATCCCCCGCGTGTCTTCACGGGCGGAAATGGCGCGCTGCATTGCTTCCGCTGCCTGCTTCACCTTCGGGTGGCTGAGGTGCCCGTGCTGGTCGAAGTATTGAGCCGACAGCTTCGTCTTCGCGAGCAGGTCTTCGTGGTTCTTGCGGATGACGTCGGCAGGAACACCTTCAAGCTGTGCGAGGTGGTCAGCGTGAGCGATGGCGTTCTCGGACGCTCGAGCGAACGTCTCCGGTGTGTGCCCCAGCGAGGAGATGAACGCCGCGTGCTGCTGCGCCATCGTCAGGCCACCGAGCCTGCCCTTGGCGGCGCGCTTCGTGACGCTCGTCCCGTACCGCTCCAACTCATGCCCCGGTGCTGCCCCTAGTTCGTTCTCAACGCGGAGGTGGTTGCGGGCGAGGCGTGCCATCCGGGTCTCGGGCGAGCCGAAGCGACGGAGGATGACAGAGCCCAGGTCGGTCTGCCCCGTGCGGAGAGAGTGCTGCGTCAGGCGGTCGTAGATGTGGCGCTGCACAAGAGCCGCCGCAGGGTTGCGCGAAGCCGCCGCGATGACAGGCTTGGAGAACTCACCCTCGCCCACATGAAGAACCCGAGGCGGTTGGTGGGGGCGGAAGACAGCAGCCTTCATAGCGGCCTTGGCGCTGTCGGCGGAAGCGATGGCTCCCACACGTCCTGCTGCGCCGGCCCCGAGGGTTGCGGCAGTCCAGATGTTCAGGGCGTCATCCAGAGGGGTGTTTCCCTTGGTGCCGTAGCGCCCGTGGGTTGCCGTTCCAACCATCGAACTGCCGATGCTCCGACCAACCGACTCCGCCGTGCCGAGAGGATGATGCGCGCCCTGCACCGCAAGCAAGCCAACACCAGGCCCGATGCCCATGACCTCCTGAGCCGAGCCAAGGAAGCCCTTCCCCGGCGTGAGCATCAACGCCTCTTCGGCCTGCTGCTTCTTCGTGCCGGTCAGATGGACTTGCCCGTGGTTGACCTTGATGTGCTCAATCGTCTGCCCGTGCTTGTTGCCGTGCAGGAACTCATGGATGGACGTGGGAACGCCGAGGCCCCGGAGCGGATGGGCCACGACGGAGTTGCTGTACGCCATGTCCCGTGTGAACTGCTCCTTCGCGAGGTCGCTGAGATGCCCGAGCACTGACGGTGCGTGGTGCATCGACGACGAGGGAACCTCGGGGCGACCACGGGAGGACGTCTGCACCGGGAGCGCGATGCTCTTGAGGTGAGACGAAAAAGGGCCCGCCACACCATGTCCTGGCGAGGGCGGGCCCTGCTTTGGTGCTGTGACTTGAGGCGCGTGCTCGTTGGCGGCGTTTGCCTTGGCCCGGATTTCCCCGAAGCTGATGGACAAGCTACGCCCCCGGAAGCGGGAAGCCCGCTGCGCGCATCGCGTTCAAGATTGCTTGCTTGGCCTGCTTGCGCGCCGTCGCCTGGGCGTTCGCGGGAACACTCTTCAGGTACGGGTTCACGTAGGCCGACCAGAGGGAGTTGAAGACCGCCTGCGGCTGCTGGTGTGTAGCCGGCGAAATCTGCTTCCCGAAGGCATCGGTCTTCGCCTTGGACGTCGGATGGTTCCAGTAATACTCAGCCTGCTTGGTGATGGAGGCGGCGACTGACGGCCATGCGTTCTTGCCAGTTTTGGAGCTACCCGTCGTAATGCCAGCGTTCTTCTTGTCGATGGCAACCTGAACCGCAACCTGCCCACGGAGCTTCACAAGCTGCGCCTGCGCGGCCCGAGCCTGTGCGGCAATCTGCGCGCGACTTGCACGGTCAAGCGATGAGTTCTGAAGCTGCGCGTTCCAATGCGCGATGTCGGCAACGAGCTTCTGCTGTTGCAACTTCAGCGATGCCAACTTGGTCGTGGTTGCCGCCTGCGTGGCCGCGTTCTTGATGCCGAGCTCCGTCTCCGTGTCCTTCAACTGACGCTGCTGCGTCTCGAAGTTCTGGACGGTCGTGAGAATCTTGTCGCGGAGAGCGGGAACCTGGGTGTAGATGTCAGCAATCTTCTGCTGGAACTGTGCGTCACCCTCAGTGGCCTTCTGAATCGCCTCGGTCAGGGCGTCCGCACCATGCGTCGCCCAGATGCCGGGTTGGTTCGCGGCGTCGGTCGCTCGAGCCGCGCCCGTACCGGCAAGACCTTCAGCCGGGGAGAGGGCGTGCTCGGAGAAGAAGGGGTTGAGTGCCACCCCGCCCGGGTTGGCTTTCGCCGCACCATAGTCTGCGGCCTGCGCCTGCCCACCGCGTGCAAGGATGGCCTGCGTGTTGGCGTTCTCCGCCTGCATCGCCTGCCCTGCATCCCCAGTAAGACCTTGCCCGACCTGACCAATCGTTGAAGCAGCGGAGTTGTAGGCGTCGCTGACCGCGGGCGATTCTCCACCCAGTGCCCCAGCGAGGGCCTTGTAGTACGCAGTGAGGGAGTCCTGGCCGGCCTTCTGCTGGTTGTCGAAGGTCGTCTGCTGTTGCGTCAGCCCCGTGACTTGGGGGTTGATGGAGTCAGCAATCTGCGTCTTCACGATTGACGAGAGCTGGGCCGAGTTCATGCCAGCACCCCACGTCGAGGGGTTGCGCGGGTCGAACGTTGTGGCCGAGCCCTTCGCGGGAGGACGAGAGCCAGCAACCCCAGGAGACGTCGGAGGATGCTTGACAACGGGAGGAGCGACGTACGGTGTCTTGGTCTGCGGGCGGAGCGCAACCCTTGCTGGGGCCTTGGCCGCTGGCGTCTTGGTCTGCGGGTTAAGGGCCATTACTGCTTCCCGCCGATACCCCATGAGTACGGGCCACCGCTAGCTACTGCCTGCGCGCCCGTCTGTAGGTCGGGAGCGAGAGCCGCTGCCGGAGCAGGAGTCGCGGGCGCTGATGCTGTAGACGCAAACGGCGTGCCATCAGCGTTGAAGTGGTTTCCGTATTGGTCGACGTACCCTCCAGTAGAGGCGTCGTAGTTCGCCGTGGTGACCGGATGCAACGTGGCCTGCCTTCCCGCAGCGTTACCCAGTTCGGTCGCGAGCTGCGCCTGGTCGCTTCCCTGCATCGACGCCTGCTGCCCCAGGAGGGAGTTGATTTGGTCGAGCAAAGCGCCACGCTGGGAGAGCCCCTCGCGGTTGTACCGTTCTGATTCGTTGCCAATCCCGTAGGTCAGTTCCCCGGAGTCGTATGCGCCGCGGGCTGCAAGCTGGTTCTGAATGGCGCGGAGGTTGTTCGCGTGGGTCTCGCTTGAGACGGCGGCAGCGGAGTTCGGGTCGCTGGTGATTTGCCCCGCCATGCCTGCGTCAAGGTACGGCGCAAGCTGCGGGATGTTGTAACCGGACTGGAGCGCATCACGCTGAATCTGCGACTTCATGGTTGCGCCGAAGGCATCCTCGTTGCCGTGGAGAGAGGACAGCAAAGCCTGGTACCCGGCATCACCCTGGAGCCATGCGTTCGGGTCGCCGCCAATCGTGATGGGCGCGTGCGTCGGAGGCGGAGTCGGAGGCGGAAGAGAAGGAGCCGGGGGCTGCGTCACCGGAGGAGCGGGGTTGGGATTCATGTACGACGGGAGCGGAGCACCTCCGCTGAGCTCTGAACCTGCTGTTCTCATTCCGCTCCTAATAGATGTTGAGGAGTGCGAGCTCGAAGGTGGTACCGGCCGTGCTCAACGACCCACCCGAATCTTGGAAGACCGTCCGCGTAATGCTGTCACCCTTCTTGCCGACGATGACGCAAGCAATCGTGTTGCTCGCCGTCTGAGCCGTGGTCGCGGTGGCGGCGCGGAAGTCCTGTGCGCGGACGACGCCGTTCTGCTTAATGGTCGAGTACCGCGCCCCGGTTGTGTTCGCCCCCCAGGTCGTAAACCCGGAGGCGAGGTAGATGCCGTCATAGAGGAGCTTGATGGTGCTCGTACCGTCGAACGTGTGCTGCTTGTCGCTTGTAACGACGGCGAAGGTGAGAGCGGTTTCCGAGTTGTTGGGAATCGACTGCGGGGTGTTCTCCAACTTCACGACAAGGCGCTGCATCTGGTAGCCGACGATTGACCCGACCGGGATGTTCGGCGGGTTGTCCTGGAAGTAGTTCTGCAACCAGCCCTTGAACTCCGGGGGAAGTTTGGAAGGGTCGGAGAGGAACTGATAGGTGCTGTCCGGCTTGGGCTGGTTCGGCGTCGTCATCTGGTGCGACTTCCTTCGCGGCCGGCGTACTCAGACTCAACGCCGTAGATGCGGGTGTCGGCAGAGGCGTTCGTCGACTGGAGCTTGTAGGCGAGACCGTTGGAGGGATGGTTGATGAGCATCCGAATCCGAGACCACGCGGAGGTCTTCAGCGGGTCGGGAGGTTGTGCTGTACCAGCCGTTGCATCCGTGTACGTCGTCGACTCGGGTGAGTCGTTGAGGACAGAGACGCGGATGCTCGGGTTGTCCGAGGCGGCATCGCGCATGTCGTAGTCCAGGTACAGGGCACGCCAGGTCTGAATCGCCTGCGAGACAATCCAGCGACGGTGCAGACGCATGAAGCCACGGTGCATCGCGGACTCAATCGTCCACGTCACAGCCGTACCGTCAGCGTCGTTCTTGTTCGCGGCGGTGGGCGACCAGCAGGTTGAGACCTGGGCCACCCTCGCCCCCATGCCGACGTAGCACTCCTCGGGCACGTTGTGAACCTGTGCCGCTGACCGCATCGGCCAGTTTGTGTTGCGCCACCAGACGTTCCTGTTCAGGTCACAGACGAGAGTGTCTACATAAACGTTCGACGCATTGACCAGCGAGATGATGAGATGCCCGCGGTAGATGGCGCTGACAATCTTGAACGTCGTCGCGTAGGTCGCAAGGAAGTTGTCGCGCCAGTAGTTCGACACGCCACCCATGAGCGTCAGGTTCTTCGTCGTCGTCCCGTCCGTCATA